AACCTAGATCTCATTTGACACCCAATAACGATGTTTTGCGGAGTGATAGTTATTGAATAAGGGCGGATTATAATATTTATAATATCTATTGATTGAAGCACCTGAGCATTGCCGTACACCTGAGCATCACCGTACACCCGAGCATCGCCATATACCCGAGCATCGCCATACACCTGAGCATTGCCATACACCTGAGCATTGCCATACACCCGAACATCGCCGTATACCTGAGCATTGCCGAATATCCAAGCATCGCCATATACCCGAGCATTGCCGGATATCCAAGCATAATCGTACACCTGAGCATCACCGTACACCCGAGCATCGCCATATACCCGAGCATCGCCATATACCCAAGCATCGCCATTTTGAGCTAGATTAGTTTCTTTCTCAATCCAACCGCCGATCTTTTTATCTGCTTTACGAATAATTTGTCGCAGTGTAATACCTGCAGCAATTTTCGTTAATCCAGTAAATTTATATTTCATTAGATATCCTCCGTTAGATTCGATCTATAATTAAAAAATTACTTTCCTTTACTTTACTATAACCTTATTCCAAGTTGTATTCTTGTATAACTTTGCGCCGTGATAAACTAACCCTACGCGTATATTAAGTCCAACAGCGTGTCTATCGTCCTCAGTTGTATTAGAATACTTTGCAATTTTACGCTCTTTGTGTGTTTCAAATACCATTGAATGCCGGTCTGTATTCTTGTCGATAAGTTTGTCTTGTGTACCTCCGAAACTATAAATGAGAGTAAAGTTGGAAGGAATGTGTCCGGCCAAAGTTAATACTTTGAACATTGAGACCATCTTAGTATAGGCATAGAAGTGAATACTTGGATTAGCTTTCATTACTTCAAACCACTTCATAGTATATTCGAGAGAATAGAAGTCTCCCGAATCATGAATGCGAAGCCGTTCAACACGCTTTTTGTCTAATTCTAATTGTATCAATTCTGCAAAGTTGTTTTGCTTAGTTGCTTTGAGCCGAGCTTCGAATGCGGATTTGACGTTAGAAAACATATAGGCACCCGCATTCGCATAGCAACCTACAATACATGCTGCGGCATTAGGACACGTTTTGTTTCCGACTTTGTCCTTATATGCAGGGATGCCGAAATTGAATGTGCGTTTATCTTTTGACTTTTTCATCTTGCGATTTTGAGTTAAAAGATTCATAATTTGCCTCCCGCTATAAAACGTAATCCTGAGGTATGGTCAAACACCGATAGGCGAATGGAGCATGGAATAGTAATGTTTAGTTTCAATACTTGCTTAGCAAGAGCTCTGCCATTCACCCAATCATCCGTATCACCGTCTGAGCTAATATCGATTAAGTCGCCAAGTCGATAATAGAGAATTAAGAGACAAGCAGTTACGACAATATCATAAGGCTTGCGCGCCGTTTTGCAAAACCCCGGCTCGAGTTGATTGTAATGCTCACGCAAAGTGAATTCTTCATGCCCGTTGCCGCCTTTGCCGTTAACTTGCAAACCGCCGTATGCACCGACTTTAGTATGTGCGGTAAATCCGCTAAGTCTATCGTCACCTATTGCAGTTTTGTTGTAGAATAGAACAACTTTAGCACATTCCAATAATGCCTTTTGATACATTGTTTCAACCTTAGCTGCGTATTTCTTATCCTTACTTGGTTTCAAAAAAGACCAATAATGTGTATAGCCAATATAGATATCCTCCGTTAGATTCGACCTATAATTAAAATACTAATTAAAAAATTACTTTCCTTTACTACGAGGAACTTGTTTTTTAAGTAAAGAAAGAAAAGGCTTATATTGTTTAATTAAATTCGCAGTTACGCCTTTATCGGTTACTTTCCATTGTTCTTTTCCAAACCTAGATCTCATTTGACACCCAATAACGATGTTTTGCGGAGTGATAGTTATTGAATAAGGGCGGATTATAATATTTATAATATCTATTGATTGAAGCACCTGAGCATTGCCGTACACCTGAGCATTGCCGAATATCCAAGCAGTGCCATATACCCGAGCATTGCCATACACCTGAGCATTGCCATACACCTGAGCATCACCGTACACCCGAACATCGCCGTATACCCAAGTATTGCCATATACCCAAGCAGCGCCGTATACCTGAGCATTGCTGTATACCCGAGCATCACCGTACACCCGAGCATCGCCATATACCCAAGCATCGCCGAATATCCAAGCAGTGCCATATACCCGAGCATTGCCATACACCTGAGCATTGACGTACACCTGAGCATTGCTATACACCTGAGCATTGCCGAATATCCAAGCAGTGCCATATACCCGAGCATTGCCATACACCTGAGCATTGCCGTACACCTGAGCATCACCGTACACCCGAGCATCGCCATATACCCGAGCATCGCCATATACCCAAGCATCGCCATTTTGAGCTAGATTAGTTTCTTTCTCAATCCAACCGCCGATCTTTTTATCTGCTTTACGAATAATTTGTCGCAGTGTAATACCTGCAGCAATTTTCGTTAATCCAGTAAATTTATATTTCATTAGATATCCTCCGTTAGATTCGATCTATAATTAAAATATGGTTAATTTAAGAAACAATGCTGCGAAGCTTATCGATCGAGACCATAATCTTCGTTATAAAAGTCAGACCAATCGATTTCAGCGCCACATATCAGACAACAGTGGTCATCTTTATCGTCGTGCTCACAACAATCTTGACAACCATCCCCTGTTGCAGGCTCGGTACCCGTATCCTCACAATTAGTACAATTATATTCAACAGATTTTTCAGCATTTGCATTAATTTGTTCTGATGTAAAGTGCTCGCTAAGTTTAGTTTTCCCATCGATTACAGAGGCTGGAATACCTGCGTCCAGCGCATCTTGACGTTCTTCTGCAATGCACATAGGGCATTCAGAATAAGATTCTCCGTCATTGTGATTCATATGTTCGATATGAAGTACAATATTCATATTTGATCTCCTCTTATTACTAGAATAACATCCAACTAACGTGCAATTATGTTTACTTTGTGTTTTCTTTAATAGCCATATTAAAACCGAGATTTAGGTTTTTGAATCGGCGCTCCATTATTAGACTTTACTGGTTTTTTCGAAGAACTCATAATAATCGATACCTTCCAGATTACTTTTTGATTAGAATTTCTGTTGCTAATTCCCACAATTTATAGTTCATCTGTACTCTATCTTTAATAGAAATTATTTCGCGTGCTTTAGAACCAGGACCAATGTAAGTTCCGCTATTACCCAGATATTCAGCTTGTGTTACATATCCGCCTTTGACAACAGCCTCTTGCACTCTGTTGAACACATTCCAAGCATTGTTGTCGGTCTGTTCACGGTGCCGAACGGTTTGTAGGTCCATGATTCGGAAAGGTTTCGCATCCCGCAGGGCGCTTGCCTTAACAATGAATTCAGACGCTTGTTCCGGGCTTACTTGAATCGACTTCATTTCTTCAATTGAATCTAATACACTATTAATTTTATTGTTAACTGCAGTTACAGCGCCAACAACTTTGTCTAGTGCATACCCACGGTGGATGATTCGAGAGGCTTTAGCCAGTTCGGGCATGAATGCAACAAGCATATTAGAACAAATACCAACACCAACTTGAATGTACAACTTGAATGCGCTAGTACCATCATGAGAATTAGTCGCAAGTAATCGGAGGTCCAGACCATCTAGTTTAGGCATTGACGGATTATTAAAAACCATTGAGTGCATTCCCAAACCTTGGCGCGGACTAGACGTACGCTCAACCGTATATCCCATGCTAGTAACATCCTCAATAAATTGAGCAGTTGAGATAAATTTGTACTTTTCAGTAACATTTTCAAGTGAGGGGATAGTTGTAGTAAATGGATTCATACTTACTCCTGGTTTGTAGCGATAAACGCTGGTTATAATACGCAATTGCCATTATTATAGTGCAACGGTGCAACACAAATGTAATTAAATGCTTCTTGCTGACCGCACCCGGCAAGCACTATGAAGGCAAGCACTGTTGCCACTAAGTATATGAAAGCTGTAAAGATATAGGTGTTCATTTATTGTTCCTTCTTTCATTATTAAATATACCATAGCTACGCTTTTCAATTATGTTTATTCCCTTAATTGGATATTCGTCCTGTAGCTTCGGTGCCGCAACCGGCTCTGAAATAGTAATAACTGGCATTGCAATTGCCTCAGCTACAATAGGCTTTACAACCTTTCCTAATGCATTAATAACGTTTTTCCAAGGAATCGTTAGTAAGAGTTTATTATTACAGTCTGTAATGAACAAAACGTTATTAATGACAAATGCTTTATCTTCGTTATACATCTTTCGCCGCCTTGATAGCTGCCGCACTAATAGTTACGTTCGCTGCAGGAGTTGAATAGACCAATCCACCTTCTTCCTTATGCTGTACAGGTCCTTGTGCAACCTTGTAAGCAGGGTGATTTGCAGCGGTCGGGCTAACTGCAGCTGTAGGGCTTACAACTGCAAACGGCGATTGAGTGTTAAATGGACTAATATTATTCATTGTTCGTTCCTTCGTTATTAGTATAATAGAACATTGTGTTGCAATTATGCTCATTATACTTACTAAAAATGAAAAGCATAAATAGTACTAATACCAACTGTTTGGCCTATTACATTAGACAAAACTTCAGTACCCGACAAAGGTGTATTGTGAAGTGTTTTGGCATATGAATATGCAAACGTTGCTGCAAAAGTTATAGCAGCACTGAATATTACAGCCTCTGTACGATTGAACACTTTCTTATGTGATAGATACTCACAAGAAGTTTTGTAATGATTATACGTACATTCTTGGTGTGTACCGATACTTAAGAATTGTTCTGCTATCCCATATGTAATAGTTTGTAAGGCAAAACTTGTGCCCATATGGTCCCAAGTAACGTCTGCGCGTGCTTGATGCCCTGCAAGTAGGCTAAATACAGTAAGGATGAATAATGTACTTCTCATAAGTAAACTCCTTTATTAAGAATAGAGACCACCGCTGAAAATGCTTATGGCTGCAATGATACCTAGAATTGGATGAATGCACCAAGCCACATAACAAACTAAGCAAAGTGGGATTAGTAACAAAAGACCGAGTGTGAGGAATATTAGATTCATTTTGTCTCCTTTGCATCAAGGATTCGTTTCATCTCAGCTAAAGTAGAAGTTTTAATAAGATTCTTACCTTCGAAATAGAAGAAAGAACCAGTGTAAACATTTTGGTGAATCTTAAAACCTTTGTAATCGATAATAAATCACTTTCCTTTGTTTAGTGTTCGTAAGATTAGTATATTGCAATGTGAATGCCAGGATGCTTATGCCTAAAAGATAATGAAAAATTGTATATCTAATAACAATTGACTAATAAATATACATCTACTAAAGTCTTAGTAGTTTAAATGATTAGTATTATTAATAAATTTGGTGAGTTTAGAATCATTCTAAACAACTAATATATAAATAAGAGTGCCTAATGTAATCGTTTGTTTACATTTAGAGTATAAGTAGGGAGAATTGCAACGTGTATCAATTATTACACATTACACCAAAACTTACAAGTTTAACAACACTTTTTGCAGTAGAGGCAAAGATAACAGTTGCAAATTGCAATAAAGTATGATATTAATGTAATTAGAAGAGTTTTGTTAAGGTTGGATTGGAACCGCAAGGTAATCAATTAGTGTGTCGGGATAAGCTCCGAAGCCGTAGGGCACCACTAAGAACCCATATTGCACAGCGATTCAATCATAGCAGGGCTCGGTATTAAATTAGGTTGAAGTGATTATGAGAAGTACGAGCCACCATTCCTCTTTATTGATTGTCTGAGTGTGTGGTACGGGGCGTGAGCTCGTCGAAAGACGATAGCCAAAACCCACTTAGTGGCAAGTAATTCTCAGCGCGGCACAAATTGCAAGCGTTAAATCTATAAAACCTTTCATTGAGTAAAGATTCCCTTCTTCTTATAGGCTCACGAACCCGTAAGAGATTGGGTTTCTATGCACTCTAAAGTAAACTAGATGAAGTCTTTACAGTTTACAAATACTTATGTACTAAAGATTAGCCATACTTATGCTCATACCAAAAGAATATGGAATGTGTATTAGGTGTATGTTCTAATAAAGATACAACTCAAGTTATAAAAAGCTCGGTGTACATATTACGCAGGACCTCTCACTGCAACTGCAAGAACCGTCTGCTGCAACTAGTGGGATAGGTGGATCGGGGTATCCAGGCGATAGTTTACCACCACTTATTCCAGTAAGTTTAAGTTTAGGTCCAAAACAAGTATTTATACTTAGTGAATTATCAGAACTAAGTTTGCCACAACTATTGCAAATTAATTCCCCACTACCATTAACACTATTAACCCAAATATGATTCACTTCCTAACTCCTTAATACTATTAACCAGTTTACCATTCCTTACGATTTCATCAACGTGTGTCAGTCGGATATTCGTATATCTTATCACACATTAACACATACTGCAAGTAAAGTGCTTGCAACCCACGAGGTACAATGCCTGCCCCCATCGGCTCTGGTTTCAATGTAAAGCCCTCTGTAGCTGCAACTACTATTAACACCCCTCAGCAACAAACTCTTCAAGCAAAGGCATCTATAGCGCAAGTAGCCCCCAGCCCCGTTGTCCCTGTTGTTCCTGAAGTCAAAGCCCCGACACCCTCCCCAGAACGCATCGAAATGAATAAGCGCTTCAATGCGCTGGTTGAAAAAGAGAGAGCCAGTTCGCAACGTGCAATGCAAGCATCTACTGCGTCCAAAGCTCAAGCCACTAAGATTGCAGAGCTCGAGGCTAAACTTGCAACGTTGCAACCCGCTGATGTTGTAAAGAGCACTTACCAAAACGATTTAAAAGCCCGTGCATTGCAAAACCCCATTGAGGCCATGAAAGACCTGGGGATGACGTACGAACAGCTTACTCAATTCGTCCTAAACGATTCTAAGCCCACTCCAGAGTTAGTAGAGAGTAGGATGCAACGTGAGTTACAGCAGTTACGTGACGAGAACAGCCGACGTGATTCAGAATTTAAAGCTCAGCAGGCTCAAGCCGCTGAACAAGCGAATGCTCAGGCCCAACAACAATATCAACAAGCCACCGACCAGGTTAAGTTAGAAATAGAAGATTTTGTCAAGGCGCGCCCAGATGATTTCGCCTTGGTCTCAAAGAATGAAGCAAGCGGAGTAGTGTTCGAGTTAATGTCCCAGCATTACAATAACACTGGCCGCATAATGAATGTCGAGGAAGCCTGCAAGTCCGTCGAATCTTATTTCGAAGAACAAGCACTCGATTTATTCAAAGTAGCTAAACTACAGGCAAAGCTCGGGATCAATGCCCCCCTGGCTACGAATACCGGAACTCAAGGTACTGGAATACCTCCTGTTGCTGGTAATGAAGCTGCACCTATAACGAAGCCAAAATGGGTACCTACTACCCTAACGCATCAAATTGCAACAGACGGCACCGCACGTCCTGTCAAAGAAAATCTATCACCAGCGGAACGTAAAGCCAAAGTCCTTGCTAAGTTGTACGGACGAGGCTAACTCATTTTGCACGTGTGTGCAACATGCAGTTGCAATATGGTAACTAATTGATAATTAAGGTGTACTATGCCTCCAGTTTTTAATAATGCAACGAACCAGATCGCTGCACTCAAGGAATTGTACGACAATCCTACCGAGTACATGAAAGATCTAGTTTATAAAAAGAATCCGATGTTGGCCATTATCCCTAAGGACGAAAGTCCTCAAGGGTTCGCGGGAAAGTATATTCCCGTGCCGTTGATCTACGGAACTCCGCAAGGAAGATCCGCTACGTTTGCGAATGCTCAGCTTAATCAAACGCCTACTCAGATGCAAAGTTTCTTTGTATTCCGAGTAAGCAACTACGTGATCGCATCTATCTCGAACGAGCTTCTCGAAGCCGCAACGGGACAGAATGCGGGTGCGTTTTTGGACGAAGGCAAGCTCCAGGTTGATGCCTCATTTCGTTCGATCTCGAATGACTTAGCCGGTGACTTGTTCCGCAGTGGAACGGGTACACGCGGACAAATTGGTACATACGCGTTGGTCGGTACGGTCATCACGATCGTTCTGCTTGACACGAATGACATCGTACAGTTCGAAGTTGGAATGACGTTAGTTGCAACTGCTACTGATGGCGGCGTTCCTTCTGCTACGACTGCTCAAGTCACCAATGTTAATCGATCTACGGGTCAGTTGATTCTGTTATCCTCAAGTGCAACTCCTTCTGCACAATGGGCGGCCTTGAGCTTCCTAGTGGCGCAGGGTGACATCGGTGCAGCTGGCGCTTCTGGAACGACTTCGTTCTTGAAGGTTGCTGGTTTAGCCGCGTGGTTGCCGTTCATTGCTCCTGTTACTGGCGACAGTTTCTGGGGAGTGGACAGATCAGTTGATGTGACCAGACTCGCAGGCGTCCGTTTTGACGGATCAGGCGAATCAATCGAAGAAGCCCTCATTGACGGAAGTTCACTTGTTGCACGAGAAGGCGGAGCGCCTGAAATGTGCTTCATGAACTTCGCATCCTACTCAGCTCTTGAAAAAGAATTGGGAAGTAAGGTGCAATATGTTGATGTGCGCGGCGATGACGGTGAAGGTGGCATGGGAGATATCGCGTTTAAGGGTATCACTGTTCATGCTCCGTACGGCCCGATCACGGTCATTCCTGACCGTAACTGCCCACAGCAGATGTGCTACCTCCTGGAGCTAGACGTGTGGAAGCTGCGGTCGCTTGGAAAAGCGCCTCATATCCTCACGTACGGCATGGAAGGCCTTGAAGGTCTTCGCGTTGGTACTGCGGATGCATTAGAGATCCGAATTGGTTATTATGCCAATTTGATCACTAGTGCGCCTGGTTGGAACTGCGTAATCCGGTTGTCAGCCTAGTTAATTCTGGGGGCCAGATCACGATGTGATTTGGTTCCCAATTTACTTTTACTGTAAGTATTTAACCTAATTCTCGGTAGTGAGTATTAAGTTATACCCTTACAGGGATAAACAAGTTTTATACCATAAACGGTATAATTAAACCGTCTATTCCGTTCCTGCCTAACGGCAGTAGCTGTTTGACACCCTCCCCTAAATCCTTCGGGCGATACTAATAGAAGGATTTCAGTTGCTTCGGAACTGGAAGAAAATAATAACATGGCTAGACTTAAATATCAATTCCTGTATAGTGCTCAACCAATGCTCACATATATCGAAGGTAACTTCGTAGTGCTCGGTACTGGTGCGGTCGGAACAATCAAAGGTGCGGGTATCACTTCGATTACTCGTCTTTCTCCTGGAACTTACCAAGTAGTTCTCAGTCAAGTTTATCCGCGATATCTCGCGGGAGCAGCTGGGTTTGTTTCTCCGGCAACGACTTCTGTTGCAGCAGGATCTTTCGTTGTTGGTGATAGTTATGTTATCAATGCGTTAGGTACTACTAATTTTAATGCAGCGGGACTGAACATCGGTCTCGTAGCAGCCCCCGGTATTCCGTTTGTTGCAACGACTGTTGGCGCTGGAACCGGCTCTGCCTTTCTAGTAACCAATTCTGGTATCAGTCACGTTGAAGTGATTGGTAACACGAACCTCACGATCACGCAGCCTGGTCTACCTTCTCTGATCATGCAATGCCTGAATTCAGCTGGTGCGGCAACTGATCCTACTGCCGGATCTGTCCTTGGATTCGACATGTTCGTTAAGAACTCTACTGCCAAAGCAGGTAACGAGTAATAGAAATATTCGCCGGCATCATTAATAATGTCGTCGTGGGGGAGGGGGACTAAATATCCTTCCTCCCCAACACTTTTCTATTGAGGACGAGCGTATGGACCCAAATTCACTCACATTAGATACTATAATCCTTCAAGCCAAGCAGCGCTCAGACCTAGTTAATTCTAACTTCGTCACTGATCCCGAATGGACTAACTACATCAATGCAGCCTACCTAGAACTTTATGATCTTCTTGTAACCGTATATGAAGATTACTTTACCGTTCTACCGCCACCCATTTTCACCTTCACAGGCCTCACCAGCCACTACCCCCTGCCAGCAAACTTCTACAAACTTATGGGCGTAGACATTTCTTTAGCAGCACATATTTCTGGTCCAACTGATGCCTGGATTACGCTAGGCAAATATAACTTTGCAGACCGCAACAAATATGTTTACGGTAATACGCCTACAACGTACTTAGGTGTTTTAAATCTAAGATATCGAATAATCGGTAACATGATACGATTCATCCCCCTACCGTCAGGTTCACAATCTTTCAGACTTTGGTATATACCGGTACTTGCGCCCCTTGTACTTAGCACAGATGTTCCAGTCACACCCGGTCAATGGACAGATTACATCATTGTTGACGCGGCCATCAGAGCAATGCAAAAAGAAGAATCAGATGTGTCTGTGTTAATGGCACAGAAGGCAGCTTTAGTAGTTCGTATTAACGGTGCATCTACTAATCGCGATGAAGGAATGCCTGATACTATTTCTGACGTACAGAGAATGAATAGAGCGTATGGATCTTATGGCAGTGACGGTCCTAATGGCGGTATGTAATCTCATTGCACTCGATTGCGCAATAGGAAATTGCTAAAATGATTTCTCAATTCTCAAAATTACAAACTGGAGATTCTACTCTCCAACGCATCCAGGATAACATTGCCAACACTCTTAATCCCATTACACAGAATCCTTTGATCAATGCTCAGATATTACCTGGAATAGTTCTTAAAGTTGGCCCTAATGTAATAAATCACGGGCTTGGTAGAAAATTGCAAGGTTGGTCAATATTGAGGATGAGGGTTGTTTTCTCTCAAGTATTTGACACACAAGATACCAACCTTACTCCCGATAAGACTCTTTTATTGAATAGCTCAGTACTTGTTACAGTTGATCTAGAGGTTTTTTAATGACTACAATTTTGTCTCAATACATGAGCCTTGAGTTACCTGTAATAAATGTAACGCCAGATCCCCTTTGGTCACAAGACTTTCTAGATGATTTGAATCTTATCGATCTCCACAATCACACTACTGGTCAAGGGCAACAAGTTCCTACTGCTGGAATCAATATTAACGCAGACTTGAATTTTAATAACTTTAGTGCAGTTAATCTTACTAGCGCTGCATTTGTGCAACAGGGATCGACATTAGCAACCCCTAGCTCCATATACACACATCTTGGGGACCTGTGGTACACCAATGGCGCTGGAACAGCGGTACAGATAACTAGTGGCCCTTCCGTCAACGTTACAGGTAGCGGTGGATTTAAAGGGGACTATACAACTGCCCATGCCATTGCATATTTCAACAGTACTGCAAATCTTTTTTCATATACAAATTCCATCAACCAATTTTCTTCTATTCAAGGTAGTTCGCTTCTTCTTACTAATGCTTTAGGTAATACAATTCAATTACAGGTTGATTCTACACTGACTGTAGACTACACCTTAACATTACCTATAACACTACCTTCGCCAACTACACCATTGCCTCTCACTATAAGTAATGCTGGGTTATTAGTCGCAGCTCAAATCACTGGAATAGAAATTGCAAATCTAGCTATAACCGCCGCACAGATTGCAAATAATACCATTACTGGCGCACAGATTGCAAATAATACCATTACTAGCGCACAGATTGCAAATAATACAGTAACAGATCTAAATCTTGCTCCGCTTAATGTGTCTGTGAGTACTGCAATAACTGCCTCAACTACCAGTGTATCTTCAATACCCACCGGACTTTCTTGTCCAGTGTTTACTACAAGCGGCAGGCCTGTACAAATTCTATTAATGTCTGGTCCGGGCAATTTCACAGGATTCAATTCTATTGGAGTCAGTTGCCCAAATGCCACTAGTCCTGCAATAGCACAAGCCACTTTTACATTACTTAGAAACGGTACTCCAATAAACTCTTATAGTATCTCAACGACATTTGATAATTTTTCTGCCATATCAATGAATATTCCTCTTAGTTCTATCGCACAAGTAGACTTTGTAGGAGCAGGTGTGTATAACTATACTCTATCATACAATGTCGTCAATACAGGAAATTCTGCCTCAGTATTTATCAATAACGCAGTTTTAGTAGCTTACGAGATCATGTAATAATGGCAACAACACCAAACATGTTACTGCCCCTGCCAATTATACAGGCAACCGATGACCCCACATGGTCACAAGACTTCCTGGACGGGTTTAATATTATTGATGGCCATAACCACACTACTGGATCAGGAGTAAAAATACCTACGGCAGCTATTGCAATTGTATCTGATTTTTCCTTTACTGGTTTTAGTTTAGCTAACATTGCCTCACTGCAATTTAATCAACAATTATCTCCATTAATAACTACTGCTGATGTAGGTAAAGTATATAGCGTTTCTGACCTTTACTATAACAATTACATTGGTCAGCAAGTATTAATTACATTTAATGGTGCAGTAGCACCCACGGCAGTAGGCAGTTTCTTTGGCGACTATTCTTCATCTGGAGCAATAGCTAGTTACAGTACAGCACTGAATCAATTTTCATATACTACCTCTACGGGAGTATTTTCAGCAATGGAGGGTGCCGATCAGATACTTACTAATATTAGTAATTTTACAATAACACTATCTCCTTCATCGCTATTAGCAACAAGTGCAATTGTTCTTACATTACCCGTATCATTACCTCCTTCTGGACCGGCACAGATTTTAACTTTAGATTCAACCGGAACAATATCTTTTGTGCCGCAATTAGTAACTGCAATGATAGCCGATATAACTATAACAGCGGGTAACTTTGCAGATATAACTATAGATAATACTAAGATTGCTCTTACTTCTATATTGGGATCTAACTTAGCTGACGGTTCTGTAACTCAGGATAAGCTGATCCCGGGTGCTACTGCTTTAGGAATTAGTTTAGGAGATACTACCTCTAGTCCTGGAGATACTTATTCAGGATTAGAAGTAAGTATAACTAGTCCCGTAGGACGACCTGTAATGATTATATGTGACGGTCAAACTTCTTCTGTATGTGCTATAACAATAGGTTCTATAAGTTTCCATGTCGGAAGTACTCCTACTGCCTTCTATACTCTATACAAAAATGGTACTCCATTTCAAGCGCAAACACAAAGTGATTGGAAACAAAATGAACCCTCGACTTCTGGTGGAGTACAAACACTTCCTTTAAGTTCTTTAAAATTTATAGATTTTAGTCCAGGAACTGGTACCAATCTATACCAATTATTTTTCAGAGTTAGTCCGTTCATTTCTTCTTATGTACCTGAAGCAACAATATCAATAGCTGCAATGGCAGCTTACAGGCTTTAATAATGGCGTTACAAAAACAAAATATTACTCTTCCCTTTAAGAGTGGATTAGATACAAAGACCGATCAGTATCAGGTCCAACCTCCTAAAGTTGAATTGCTTGAGAATGCGGTATTTACCGAAGGTATGAGCATTCACAAGAGATTTGGGTATAGTGCATTTTCTACTTCTATTGCTGCTCCTATAACCTTTACTGCCACTACTCTTTCTGGTTCCAATGTCCTAACCGCAGTATCTTCTAACATACTTCTATATACGGGGCAATTTTTATCTAATGCTACTGACCTGACTCCAGGAACTAAGATCGAATCTATAAATGTTAATGCCAATACCATAACTATTAGTTTTCCTGCGATTGCTTCTGGAACTGCACAAACGATCTCTGCATTAAATCCTAGCATTGGATTAGCACTTGGTGGAGCTTCCTACCAAAATGAAGCCATCCTATTTGACGGATTAACTATTTACTCTTACAATCAAACTGGATTGAACTGGACACCTAAAGGAACTGCACAATCTGTATCATTAAGCGTAGAATCAATTGTGCGGGATACCGTACAACAGACTACTCAAGATAGTGCATTTCATACTTCTGGTTACTATTGTTATGTATGGGAAAGTTCAGACGGTACTTCCCGTTATTCAATTATTGATTCAAATACAGATCAGACAGTAGTATCCTCGATTTCTCTAGGTACGGTCGCTGTACAACCTAAAGTAAATGTACTTGGTAATTACTTCCTAATATCATATATTGATTCCAGCACTTCTCATTTAAGACAAATTTCTATTCCTATTACAACACCTTCTGTTCCTTCTGCACCAATAGATATTGCTACTACAGTGAATACAACTCCATCCGAACGAAATTACGATGCTACTGTTATAAATAATAGTGTCTATTTTGCGTGGAATAATAATACCACAAACGTATCTTTCTGTTTCATTAATCCTTTTCTAGTCCAGTCAGCCACATCTACTGTTATAGGGGCTAATGCAAATACCGGTTTGACTATATTCGGTGATGTAACTAACAACTTCGTATGGTGTGCAGTAGTTGATGGAATAACTACTGGTACAGAAGTGCTTTATAGCATACAAAATATAGGTTTGACCGCAACAGTATTAGGGTGGACTACAGTCGAAACTGTTGCAAATACTCGCAACATTACTGCATCTGTACTTGGAGTTACTGCAACATTCTATTATGAAATTTCTAACGTAATTGCCTACAATACATTAGTTAGAACTAATACAGGTACTCTAATAGGAACCGTCGGTACTCCGACAGTATTTCTTCGGTCTGTGGGACTATGGGCGAAGTGTTTTCAGTATCTGGGCATTGTATATCTTGGTGTTACTTACCAATCACAATTACAGCCTCTTTACTATATTGTAAATTCTTCTGGAATAGTTATTACAAAGATTGCTTATCAAAATGCCGGTGGACTTACACTTAAAGTAATATTACCGCAAATTAACATGATCAATAGCACTTCATTTGAAGTTGCTTATCTGATTAAGGATCTTCTTGAGGCTGAAAGCGGCAATATATATACACAAACGGGCCTTAATGGCGCGTTTATCAACTTTGCAGATCTTAATAACTTCGGATCAGTCACATTAGGCAACGATCTTCATATATCTGGTGGAATACTCTCGATGTATGATGGGATTTCAGTAGTTGAGCATGGATTCTTCGTGTTCCCTGAGACTGTAACACTTATAATCCCTCCTTTCCCTCCCGCAGGTGGAATAGGTTGGGGTGTTTTGACTTCACAGCCTTCGTGGCAGTACTCTGCTACTTATGAATGGACTGATAATCAGGGTAATAATCATCAAAGTGCACCTTCGATCCCATTAACTGTTATGTTTCCCATGGGAGGTGCAGTTACATTCACTGCTACGACCTCTGCTACATCAACACCGACTATTTTACGCTCCGTATCATCTTTTACGGGGTTGTTTGTTGGTCAAGTTATTACAAACGTTACTGATTTGCAAACTAACACGACTATTGTGTCACTAGATATTGCCGGTTCAACCATTACAATGAGCCTACCGGCCATTGCAAGTGGTACGGCCCAAACCATCACTACTCATGATACTGATAGCAGTGTTATTAATGTCGATACCCTTAGAATTACTCGTAAAATTTCTCCTAGAACACCCGTAAGCATTGTACTATATCGCACCGTCGCTAATGGCACAACATTCTTCCGGGTTAGTTCAATAACTGCACCTACATATAATGATACAACAGTTGACAGCGTACAATTCTTAGACACAACTCCTGATGCGGCACTAATTGGCAATGAGTTATTGTACACAACTGGGGGCGTCCTAGAAAATATCTGTGCACCCGCAACAAATATCTTGACAACTTACAACAATCGTGTTATCTTGGTTGTTGCAGAAGATCCAAATCTACTTTGGTACTCTCAAGTTACAGATGAAGGTATTCCTGTAAGTTTCAATGATTCTCTTACAGAATTTATTGATCCAAGGGGCGGCTTCATAACCTCTATCTTCACAATGGATGATAAGTTAATTATCTTTAAGACCAATTCTCTCTTCTATTTTGCGGGACTAGGACCAAATTCTGAAGGATTACAGAATGATTTCTCTACTCCTTTCTTAGTAACTACTGATTGTGGGTGTACTAATCAGAATTCAATCGTTACAATGCCTTCTGGTTTGATGTTTCAAAGCCCTAAGGGCATATACCTGTTAGATCGAGGATTGAATTCTAGGTATGTAGGCGCTGAAGTCGAGGCTTTTAATAACCTAACTATTACGGCATCTATATTAGTTCCGAACACGAATCAAGTCAGATTTGTTACTACCTCGGGTATCTCTTTAATGTACGACTATTACTACCAGCAATGGGGTACGTTCACTAATCAGTTTGCTTCCGATGCAATTATCTTTCAAGATCTGTTTACATACTTCGGTACGGATGGAGTAGTGTTTCAGGAATCTATTGGTAATTTCACAGATAATGGGGCATTCGTACCTTTACGAGTGAGAACATCATGGCTTCAACTAGCTGGATTACAGGGTTACCAGAGATGCTACAAGGTCTACATACTTGGGACTTTTAAATCTCCCCATACATTACAAGTTAGTATTGCTAATAACTTCAATCCTGGTGCTACTCAAGTTGTGTACGCTAATGCTACAGCGTTATTCGGTGGTGGTAATGTATTTGGTGACGGTAATGTTTACGGTTCTAATGGAACTTTTGGCGGTCCTGCTCCGACAGAACAATGGAGATTAGATCTAGTTCAGCAAAAGACTCAGTCATTTCAGATAACTATTCAAGATGTGCAAACTGCTCCCTTTGGGGAAGGTCTTAGTTTATCGGGATTGACGATTATTGCGGGCGTTAAAGTTGGTCTTAATAAAGTTGCTCCGGGACAAATAATTTCTTAAGGATTCACGTAAATGGATGTTAGACGAATTAAACCTGATGATATTTATAAGATCGAGGGCTGGTATGAGGCGAGGGCTACGGTGCCTCCAGAACCTTTTGACTTTCCAGAAGTTGGGTTCATGGTCGATGATATTGCAGCAGTATTTGTACATCAAACAGATTCGTCTTTTGCAATTATAGAGGGATTGATCTCCAACAAAGACGCTAACTCTTTAGACCGATCAACAGCAATTGACACTATCTATTTGGAACTTGTGAAGTTTTGTAAAGAAGCCCAGTACACTAAGATATTGGCAATCACTGAACATGGGTCAGTTATTAAATTTTTAGAGGGTGAGGATTTTACTCCCCTATTACATTCTGTTTTTATTAAGGGTTTACGATAATAATTATAGGAAGCAAAAGCTTCCGTCGAAATCGGAGATTTCTATGGGTTTTCTAACATCACTCGCACAGGGCCTGCAGGGCGGCAATACTGTTCAAACTACCCCCTATCAGGGGCAAACGGGACTCTCTGGGGAAGCACAAAATGCTCTTACAAACCAACAGGGCGTTTCCACACAGCAACAGAATTTCCTTAATGCCTTGACAGGTAATGCTCAGAATGCTTCAAATGGTTTGAATCAAGTTGGCGGACAACTTCAGCAAGAGGCTTCTGGTACCGGTCCAAATCCAGCCCTTAACCAATTGAATCAAGCTACTAACCAGAACATGTCTAATACAGCAGCTCAGATTGCTTCTGCTAAAGGCATCAATCCTGGATTAGCTGCTAGATTAGCGGCTCAGTCTGGTGCACAAACTCAACAGCAAGCAGCCGGTCAGGCGGCTACTATGGGCGCGCAACAACAATTAGCCGCTCAGAATGCTCTCTCAAGTTTATATGGCAATCAAATTGGACAGGCTCAGTCACAAGCTGGTCTTGTTGGTCAGCAAAATCTTACGCAACAACAGATTCTGCAACAAGCTAATCAAGGACAAAACCAACAGAGTCTTGCAGGCCAAGGTGCTAATGTGGCCGCTACTAATGCTATTACAGGTGGACTAATTAGTCAATTTTTGCCTAGTATTGGTCAGATTATGGGAGGCTCTGGGGGAACAAGTGGAATCGGTGGTGGCGGGGGTGCTGGTGGAAGTGTTGGCGGAGATGTTGGAGAAGCAGCGGCAATGTCAGATGGTGGACAAGTTCCTAGTGAGCAGAACCCGCAGAAGTTAGGGCTGGGCGGATTACTTTCCCTAGCGGCTCTGTTCAATCAAGGTGGTAAAGTTCCCGCAATGCTTAGTCCCGGTGAGAAATACTTATCTCCTGATCAAGCGAAATCTACTGCGCAAGGCCAAATGGACCCAATGCAAGGTAAGACAGTTCCTGGTAAGGCTAAAGTTAAAGGTGATTCGCCTAAGAATGATACTTACAAAACGCATCTTGAGCCCGGTGGAGTAGTAGTACCTCGTACAGTGGTTAATTCAGAAGATCCGTCTGGTAATGCTCAGAAGTTTGTACAAGCTATCTTGAATTCAAAGGGCTCGTTCGGTAAAGTAGTAGAAGCTAAAAGAAAGATGAATACTAAAAAGTAATTTAGGCCTCTGGGCCGAGAGAGCAAGGCGAATTATGATCTTAAAACATCTACGACTAATTGGTGAGCACCCTACCCATTTCGAACTCCACGATATGAGAAATAATAAATCTATTAATATTGCCAAACCCCATATTGGCGAAGAGATTTTTAAGCAGATTAGAAAGTTACCTAAACTTGAGGATGCTTCTCCAACTAAAGAAGCCCGAGCAGATAGATTGATTGACAAGAATCCTAAACTTCCTTCCGTTGCTATGCCCTCTTCTGATCCAGCTTCACAACATTTATCAGATGGTGGAGAAGTGGCGGAAAGTTCCAATCCACTACTTGCTGATGCTTCAGATGCTGAAGTAGCTCCGACTGAAGAAGCCGATGCGCAGTCCTCTGCACCTAATCAAATTGTAGAAATGCCTGGACAAGAGGGAATACCTGAAGCACCTGGTATTATGTCTGCTGTCGGAACTCCCAATACCTCTCCGTCTGCAGCACAAACTGGGATACCCTTTCAATCTCCTCAACAAGGAATGCAAAATACGGGAACTACGTTTCCTGGCAATGATATAATGAATAAGGCCCTTAGTTCCGAGCAAACTGCTAACACTGCAGTTGGTGATGCTCAGGCCAGTATGGGTAAACAAACTGCTACCGTACTCAATAGTTTGGCTAAACAACAACAAGATCTGCAAGATACGTATCAAGCACAACGTGACAATCTGACTAATCTAGCTTCCAAATACACAGATGATATTGCAAACTTTAAAATCCAACCATATTGGGAACATCAATCGACTGGCAATAAGATTTCTGCTGCGATTGCTCTTGGACTTGGTTCGTTATCTCAAGGATTTGCCAGGGCTGGTGGTTCTCCTAATGCACAGAATCCCGCAGTTGAAATGATTAATAAAGCTATCGATCAGGATATGGAAGCACAAAAGTTGAACTTAGGAAAGAAAGAATCTCTTCTAAGCAATATTTACAAACAAACAGGTAATCTAGATACTGCTACTAACATGGCTAAAGCATTCTCATTAAGTCAGGCACAAGCTAAGATTCAAACGATTGCTTCGAACACCCAAGATCCTTTGGCAAAACAACACGCTGCACTTCTGAATTCTCAAATTGACATGCAAAAAGGCCAATTGATCAATCAACAAGCCATGTATGGAATGACTCAGAATATTCTAAACGGTCAGGGCGGTCCTAATTCTACACAAGGAGATCCTATTCAGCAGCAGATTAACTTCTTGGGACGAACGGGCAGTACTGCGGACGCTAAACAATTGCAGGGGGAATACGAGACTTTTCAAAATAAACAAGCCGCACTAAATGGTGTAGATGATATAATGAAACGTATGTCTGCTATACAAACTCCTACTAATAGACTTTTAAACCCAATTCAATCTACTAGACAATTATCAGCCTTAGAAGGTGAAATGTATCCTCTGCTCAGAAAAGTTAATCCCGGTTCTAGAATGACTGAATTTCTAGCGAATAAAGAAATTGTTCCTTATTTCAAAAAAGTACTAGATAATCCAGAAACTACACAAGCCAATACCGAAGCCCTAAAGCATGTAATTACAATGATGAGTCCAGCTACACCTAAGTTAGATCCTCTATTGGCGGCGCAGAAACTTGGTCAACCAAAAACTAATTTCCCACAAATTACAACTCCTATTAAATAATTATGCCTAATTTAATCAACAAACAAACTGGTCAACCTGAAAATGTAGATTACGATCAGTTGGGAACTGCTTTCCAAGCAGGTACTCATGAGTTGCCTACTGGCTCGTCCCTGCCGCTGAAGGATGAGAATGGGAATCTGGTTTCTGTTCCCGCGGAACAAGTCTCAAACTCATTGGGTAATGGATTATCATTCCCATCTACTCAAGATGTCACAAAGCATAATGAGTCCATTCAATACGGCGAGGGCGTCGGTAATGTTGCTAAAGCCACAGCCGCTGGAGCGTTAAGAGGCGTTAGTGCAGGAACCTCAGATTACGCCCTGCAAGCAATGGGAATGTCCAAGAAGGATCTTGCTAAATTAAAAGAATATAATCCTATCGCTTCTACTGCTGGTGAAATTGGTGGTATTGGTGCTTCACTGCTAGCTGGTGGAGTAGGCGCTCCTGGATTAATTTCAGAGGCTGGAGGAGCTACTGCTGCGGGTGTGTCAGGTTTAATGAATGCCGGTCCCGAAGCTTCTTTAGCTTCTAGAATAATGGCAAAGGTAGTTCCTAAAGCTGCTGGTAGTGCCGTTGAGGGGGCTTTGTACGGTACTGGTAATGTTGTTTCTGAATCAGCACTTGGTGATCCACACTTAGTTGCCCAGCACGCACTTACGCAAATTGGTGAAAGTGCCATGTTTGGTGCGGGGCTCGGTACGTTGCTTCCTAATCCATATAAATCTGATATTGCAGAAACTCTCGGTAATCTCAGAACTGGTGGAGATGCAATTACTGGAAGTTCTGCAGACGCTGCTCCCGCATCTATGCAAGATATCCTGCTGGATTCTAGTTTATCTGATACTCAGAAACGTGGGTATTTCCAGAAGATGAGCGGCCTAAAAGATAATGCTGACGAAATTAAAAGTGCAGCAGGAACCCTAGGCGTCCCCGCATTTGAAGAGCAACTAGCCGCCGATAAGGGTATACAAAGTTTCGGGCGCGATCTTAGAGCGTCCCCGACTACTGTCGGAATTAATAGGGCTAAGGCTGTTGATGGAGCTTTGGATTCTGTTGAAAATCAAGTTGGTGAGATTATCACCCCCGGTACTCCAGCCATGACCGATCATGAACTTGGACAAAACTTACAGCAAAGTATGACTGATAAGTTTAATGCCGAGTATGAACCACTTAAACCTATATATGACGAACTTCAACAGAACGGTAAAGCTGTAACGTTGGAACCCAAGGATACAGAAACTGCTTCTAAAAATCTTTATAAATCCGATGCTATAAAATTGTCTCCTACTTCCGATCAAGCTTCTTTCCTAAGTTCTGCAGCTAGAGACATTGGTAATTTAAAAACTCTGGATCAGATCAAAGCATATGGAACTTTGATTGCAAAAGAGACCATTGGTAAACCTAATCTTAGATATGCTGCTTCCCTGGTTCGCAATGAACTTGATGGTTTAGAAAATAAAACTGTAGAAGGATTGGCTACTCAATTAGAAGGTGATCCTAATTTCCCGCCTGACTTGGTAGAACAACTAAGAAATCTCCCGGCTCAAAAAGCCTTAGTAGATGAGAAATATTCGGGACTAATGAATAAAATGGAAGAGATTGCTGGTGCAGCTGGTAAGTCCAAAACTTATGGACCTACCCACATTCTTAATTTTCTTAACGATTTAAATCCTACTAAACTTGCAAACCGTTTATTTACTAAGAAAGATCCCGATTTCCTCCAATTCATGCAAGAGACTTTTCCCGATGAACTGAAATCAATGGTTGACAGTCAGAAGTCAAAGATCGTAGAAAAGACCCTATTTGACGGTAGGATTGATCCTTCTAAAGTATTAAAAGAAGTAAACAAGTTTTCTCCAGAAGTTCAAAAGGTTATGTTTCAACCAGGTGAATTGGAAAAGCTACAGGCTGCAAGTACTTATTTAGAAGCTTTTGGTAAAGGTGGAACTAGAGTTACCCCCGCATCCTCAGTGTTATCTGGTATAAATTTCCTTCGTCATCCTATCAAAGGAACTATTGGGCACGTTGCAGATTGGGCTGGATTAACTGCTATTCAAAAAGCTATTGGTGGACCAGAAACCCGTACAGTCGGTGCTTTGATGGCCATTGAAAACATGGCTACTAAATCTGCCAAAGCTATTGCATCAGGAGCAAAAGCCCTAGTAAATACTGCTGAGCCTTTTTCGACTGCTTCCGCAGCTAAGGTTCTCGCTTCTAATCAAGATCAAAAAGATCAATATGATGATATCATTAGTAAACTTGCAAAGATTAAACAAGGACCAGATGGATTACTAGGTCACGTTACAAACCTCACTGAGAATCTTCATGATCATGCTCCACAAACATCTAGTGCAATGCAACAGACCGTTGTGCGCGCTAATCAGTACATGGACTCCATCGTGCCTCAGAAGCAGGGTGGTCCTTTGGATATGCCTTATCAACCAAATAAGCAAGAAATGGCTCACGTTATTGATGCATACCAAGGCATCGTAAACCCAACGTCCCTGCTCAAAGATATGAAGTCCGGCATATTGAATCAAAATAAACTATTAGCTACAACTAATGTTCATCCAGAACTATTAAATTCTATGAGACAAAATATCATGAATTCTCTTTCTACTAAAGGTTTAGATAAATCGCAAAGCATGCCCTATCAAAATAAGATGCTTTTAGGCAAGTTTCTTGGAACTGCTTTAACTACCAAAGGTTCTAATATCATGCAGTTGCAATCGACCTTCAATACCCCCCAACCTCCTCCTTCACCAAATAGTATAGGTAAGGGCGGAAGAAAGGGTTCACTAACTAAAGCAAGTATTTCTGAATCATATCTTACAAACGCACAAAAAATGTCTACGGGGCTGAAATAAGTAAATATTCAGAATACTTAGTTAAAATACCGATACTTACCTTTGTATACAGAATAGCTAGCTGGTATCCCAGCGAACCAATCCGGAGCACCCTATGTCTCGAAACCTCATTAAAAACCATCCCATAATCATCAATGCCAGTATGGCAACTGATGTTATCTCCCCCATTACAATTTCCACCCAAGTAAGTTTTTTGTCTTATAATGTGATTTGGACCGGTTCCCCTGTTGGCACCTTCGAAGTAGAAGTGTGTAACGACGCGATCTTCAATGCTGATGGTTCATACAAAGCAGGTACTGGCTCTTGGGTTCCTCTTACTCTTTCTGCTCCCACAACGGCTACTGGTACTTCGGGGACAGGGTTTATTGATATTCGCGGAACTGGTGCGGGTTTTGTTCGTTTACATTATGTTGCTACTTCTGGTTCTGGCATCTTGAATGCCTCAATGTCTGCGAAGGTTTCATAATATGAGTCAATTCTACGCAGAATATCCAGCAACTTCAAGTGGTTCTGGCGGAGTTACGTCAATCAATGGTGAGACAGGTGCTGTTGTCATCGTTGGTGGAACGGGTATTACTGTAACACCTTCTGGCCAAACTATCACCATTACTAATACTGGAAGTGGCGGCGGTCCCGGTGGAGCTGTTGATTCTGTACAGTTTAACGATTCTGGAAGTTTCAATGGTTTTGGTGAGTGGGACGGAACTACCTTACTTCTAGGTACGGGCATCATTGATCACTCTGCGCTCCTAGATCTTTCTTCTACTACTCAAGGTTTTTTACTACCAAGAATGACTTCCGCTCAGATGAATGCAATAGTTTCACCTACAAATGGACTACTGATTTATAATACTGATCTAGGCGAATATGACGGATTTACGGGTATTTCTGCTGATTCAACGTTAACTGAATCTTTGTCCTTCGGCAATCTAACCTTTACCGCCCAAACTCCCGGTACTGCAGGTAACTCTATAAATGTACGATTAACTGTTAGCGGTAGTGTTGGAGTTAGTTCAATAAATGTTATTGGGAGCGCAATACAAATTACTGCTGGTAATAACACTACTTATACTGCTTTTGTTACTGCACTCAATGGAAATGCTCCTGCATTTGCACTTGTAGCCACTACTAATTCCGGTGTTAGCGGTAATATAGTATCCGGCGACGACTTCGGCCCTGACTTTTTAAGCGGAGGTACTGGACAAACCTGGCAACCTATAGCCAACGCAAATGATTTTGTGCCTTACAATGGTGCATTTAAAGATGTTGATCTAAACCAGCACAGCATTACAAATCTCAACACAATACAGGTATTTGATCCAATTACTTCTTCATCTCTAACATTGCTTACTGGTGGCGGTGGTGCGATGAATATCGGTGCTTCAGGCACCTTGATGATAAATGTTGGTACTGACATCATCCTACAACCCAATTTAGATGTGAGTGGTGCGGGGGTATTCATTGAGAACGCCCCCCTTCAAATAAGCCAAATAACCACCCCCACCCATCTACCTGCTTCAGGAACTGATAAACTTTACTTCAAATCAGACGATAATCTTTATAAATTAACAGCAGCTGGAGTTGAGACACAAATTGGTTCTGGTGGTTCTGGAATTACAAGTATCAATAGTGATACAACTGCTGCTCAAGTAATAGCTGCTGGAACGGGCATTTCTGTTTCGAGCACTGGTGGAACAACCACAATTACTAATACATCTACTGCCTCTAATTCATTTACAACCGTTGTAACTGATGCGGGTACGGACCCGGTAGCTTCTACTCCTACATCTACTCTTACTTTAACAAGTTCAGATTCTTCTGTAACTATAACAGGAGATCTATCAACTAATACAGTTAATTTTCAATCAGCAGGCGCCGGTGGAGCAAATACCTCCCTTTCAAATCTTTCCTCTACTGCAATCAACGCAGATCTATTGCCAGCTGCATCTACAGCATTTAATATAGGTACAGTAGGATTTCCTTTTAACACTGCATTCTTCATTGGTTCGGTAACATCCGGATCTATAATTACTACAGACCTACTTATTACAGGAACTCCTGGATTTCAATTAACTTCTGGTACCCTCACTGCAGGGAACGTCTTAACTTCAGATGCCTCTGGATTTGGTACTTGGCAACCGCCCTCAGGCGGCGGCGGAGGATTCACCGGAGTCGAAATAGTACAAGTAGATACACCTAGTTCCTCTAATGGTGGTGGCGGTACGACTAACCCTACAATAGTAGTTTGGTCAAATGTTGTTACAAATACTGGCACAGATATAACATATAATAGCGATCCTGCACTAGGAGATACATTTATTCTTAATACAGCTGGATTCTACGCAATGACTTGTAGTATGACTACATCGGCCGCTACTATGTCGGTTGCAATTACAATTAATGAAACTGGAGCAACGATCCCTAATCCTGCATACACTGTACCAAGTGTGCAGCGAGTTTCTCTAGGTCCGGCAATCAATTTTGGTGGTAGTCAAGGCGGAGTTTATCAATGTGTAACTCCTGGTGATGTTATCATGGTGCATACAGACACTAATACGAATGCTCCAGCTACTTATAGTTCGTTTAAAATACAGAGGATTTCGTAATGAGAACATATCCCTCAATAATTTTAGTCAATGGCAATATGGCTGGTAACCTAACTTCATCTATATGGCAATTGCAATATATGTATGGAGCTAGTGCATCTTGCGTCGTGTCAGCGGGGTCTACTGCGGTCGGCACTCTGTCCCTTCAAGGTAGCGTTGACGGTATTGATTTCACTACTTTAGGAGCACCAGTATCCCCCGCTACTTTAGCTGTAACGTCTGGCGGGAATACATATATTTTTGATGTTACACAAACATCTGTTCAATATTTAAGAATTACTTATACCGCTACCTCTGGTGCCGGAACTCTTAACATAGATACTTATAACAAGGGTTTATAATCATGCCTTCAATTTCATATCCAGCCTCTACTACCACGATTACAGGTGCGGTTACAATACCGGGTTCAGTTACTGTTGGTAATTTTCCAGCTAATCAAGCGGTTACTGTTACTAACACTGGGACAGCACAAGCCATTCCTATTAATACGGCAACTATAACTCCTACTGCTTCTACTAACAATTCGACTGTTGTTCAATTAAGCCCAAATGCAGTATTTACCGGAACTGCGGAAGATGTAAGTACATTTACTGATTTAGACGTATCCATTTTATCAGATCAAGATTCTGCTATTAATGGAGCTAGTTTTCAGTTTTCTATCGACGGAACCACTTGGAATTTCCCCCTAGCTTTTTCTGTTATTGCTAACCAAGGGGTTTACTTATCTATTGCTCCGAGAGCACAGTTTTTTAGGTTAGTTTACACCAACGGTCCTGTTACAACTACCACTCTGAATATCAAGATCTTTAAGTATGCAGTTACCAGGTCTACCTATCAAACTAACGTAGAATCAAACGTTATTGCTGGGCAGGGCGTGGATGTGGTCAAGGCAGTTTTGAATGCCGAGGCCCCTAACGGACAGTTTCCAGTTACAACCTTCGTTAACGTCCAAGCTAATACTGCAGGTGCTCTTTTAGTCGATACTTCTGCTTCTCCAGGTGGAAACGATGTAAATTTGAATGGATTAAATACCTTTCAAACTTCTCAATATGCTGTAGACACTACTGCAGTACAAATTACTTCTAGTCCTCTTTCAGGTCGAAGTTCATTAGGCCTCAAAGCCCTTACTATTTCGGGCAGTACTGTATACATAGGTAATGATTCATCGGTAACTACTACTACAGGGTACCCGCTGGTTAACGGAGACTCCCTGCAAATGGACCTTATTGCTACGCAAGAGATTTGGGCGATCAGCGATAATGCCGGACAAACCCTTTGTGCAATAGAGATTGGTGATTAATATGGCGCGAATTAGCTCATCATCCTCTGGTTCGGGACCTGGACTGTTTTCCTCGTTGGTATTCCAACCTGGCGGAACGGCAGGATTAAACACGTACACAGATTGGTCTTTGCTCTATGCAGCACTTTCTTTATTACAAGGAGCTAGACAAGTATTTTTTGATTCAACCTTCACTACTCCAGAAATCCCCGCAGGTACCTATGACCTCACTGGAGTAACTTTTATTGGTAATCTACAAGAAGATGTTGTGAATTTAGATGACGGTTGCGTATTTACAGCATTTCCAGATACTTGTAATTTCCTAACTTTAAATTCCAATTCCAATAGTCCTGTTTATACAGTAGGCTCTACAGTTGTTTTTATACAAATGAATAGCACCACCTTACAAGCCTCTGGATCAGCTCCTATGATTTCTGTTCCAACGGGAACAGCATTAGGAATGTTTCTTAATTTCGGTACATTTGCTGGTGGCAATACCATACTTGATGTTGAAGGACAAGTGCTAATGTTTGGTCTTGATGCCACACAGATAGCAGATACTATTAGTGGAAGTAGCAGCGGCTTGGTTTCTTTCGACGTGGATGCTAGTTCCATAATTACCGTACCACAGTCAGCTTTTTCTGGCGCAATAAGCGTAAATTTCATTGATGATTCTTCTCAAATAAGATATGGTAGTGGTAATTCTAGTCTTAATGCTTCTATTGTTAAAGACGCTCTTGATGAAATTGCAACTGGTCAGCAGCCTTCGTACATCACATACAACATGGCTGGCGGTAACTTTACTGTTCCTTATACGCAGAATGCACCCCTTGTTCCCATTATGCCTCCGGCAATAATTTTGACAAATGCTACTACCGTTGTTTCATTTACTCTAACTTTACCTGCTGCTCCCCCGGATGGACAGTTATTTTCAATTACTACACAGCGTGTAATTACAAGTTTTACTTTAAATGGCAATGGATCGGGATTTTTAGTTGCGCCTCCCACTTCACTAACAATAGGACAGATTTTGCGATACCGATTTGTCAGTATACTTGGACAATGGTGCCCAGCTTAATTATTTTCATTAATTAGTATTCTTCAAAGGACACAACATGACTCCGGCACAAATACTTGTATCTATAGCTATACAGAATTTTTTAGCAGCAGTGATTGCAGGAACTATCATATTGCCAGGCGGGGCACCGATAGTATCTAAAGTAAGCCAAGGACAATGGCCAGTTAACTTAGTTGTAAATAATAAGATATACAAAATAGTATATAATCCTGTCACTCATGTAATTTCTATGTAACAAGGAAGATCAAATGCCTCTCAAAAAAGGTAGTTCACATAAAATCATTTCTCAGAATATCAAAGAAATGGTTGCATCAGGTCACCCACAAAATCAAGCAGTAGCAGCAGCACTGTCAAATGCTCATGCATATAAAGCTGCACATAAAGCACATGGCGGTTCAATAACTGATTCTGAAGGTTGTGCAATGTGTATGGGTGGGATGTCTACTGGCGGTGTTATCGGCGGACAAATTGGTGATGTAGTAGGTAGTGGACCTGCTCCAGTACTTAAAGAAGATTACAGCGGTGCTGAGACTATTGAACAAGCACAAGCTAAAGCTAACCGAAATAATACTGCGGATAAGGCCAAAACGGATTCTCAAACGAAAACAAGATTTGAATCTCAAAGTAATTATGCAAAGGGCGGCAAAGTAACTGATTACTCTAATGCTCCTGGTTACCAGGACGGAATGTCTGAGGAAGAAATGAAACGAACGAATGCAAAAAAGAGTCCCCTGGTAAAATACGCTGACGGCGGTATTGTTAACTCCGATAAGGAGTATCACAATGAGTTGGTAGAGGCCATGAATAATGACCTTTCCAATCCGCACGATGACGATGATACGGTAGGACTGCACCAAAATTACAACGAGGAAATGGGTTCTGAGCCAAGATACGCACAGGGCGGTATGGTCCAGAAAGCGTTAGACGAAGTTGCTGCACATCACAAAGCTGGCGGAAATAGCAAGATTGCTACAAAAATTCTTAGTAAGGCTAAACCAGCACTTCAACATAGATTGCCGGAAGCCTCAATGATGTCTGAAGGCGGGATTGCAAACAACGAGAATGAGTTTGTTTCTGAATCCGATTCTCTAGAATCAGAAGATGGGGATATCGATTGTAAGGATAACTACCTTAAAGACGGTGGAATGATTCATGATGATCCTTCTATAGATTCAGAATATGAAATGGATATGATGTCAAAGGGTGGGGAAGCTAAACTAGGCTCAGGTAAACGATTTGCTAAGTTAGAGAGTCATCTCAGTCACCAAAAAGGCGTTACTAACCCCGCAGCATTAGCGGCGGCTATCGGTCGAAAGAAATATGGGACCAAGAAAATGGCTGCTCTTTCACATCATCAGAAAATGTCTCAAGGTGGAGGTGTATTTGAGCCTTCAGATCCAATGGGTGATATGATTGAAGATATGCAACAAGATATCCACGAAGATGCAGAAGATGAATTTGCATACCAAACTGGCATTGCAGACGCTTCCGAGAGCCGAACAGCTAACGAAGCTGACAGAATGCAGGAAGATACTTCCAAAGGTGACTTTAGTAATGCAATGGCCGATGGTGGGTTAGTTGATAAGAATAAAAAAGGTAAGTTCATGAGAGCATTAGCGCTTTCCAATTTACTACGAAGTAGGGGTAAGTAATTAGTGCTTTATGGAAACCAACAACACTAGTATATCAATCAAATTACTCAAAATTGACAACAAACTCTCTATTTACAATAACTTACTTAAAGAGCATATGAAACGCACGGAATTGCTAGAGAAAAGACTTGACATTCTAGAAAAGTTACATTATAAATTTTCAGGCGCATTAAGTCTATTGTCTTTATTGGCTATTATTGCTACAATAGTAGAAATATTTGTCAAAATTAAACCTTAACATGTCATTTAAAACCTACGAACATTTCTTTATAGCTACTCTCGGTATGATTTGCATCCTTATTTGTGTGTGGATGGGTCATACTGAAGCTGCTAGCTCTATTGCATTTATATGTGTTGGAGCTTCTGGGGCTAGGTCTGCGCAAGACATAATGATTTCTAGAAATGACAATAATAACATAACTCCATAACCACGACTTAAAGGTTTATAATCAATGTTAAGCAAAAAACCACGACCTTCATCAAAACACTCCCCGATAGCGTTCTTCTCAATGTTCCTTCTTAGTGCTATTGCATACGTAACATCTTTATTTTATCCTGGCTTAATGGACCAATTAGCAGTTAAATACGAAGATGGTATTGGTGTCCTTAGTATACTACATATGATCACTCATATGTTTGCTCATTCTGGCTTCATACACTTAACTGGAAATTTCGTATTTGGCGGTCCCTTATGCATCTATTTAGAGCGTAAAATAGGTTCCCTAAAGTTCCTTGCAATATGGTTTATTACGGGGGTATGTGGCTCTCTATTCTTCATGATTACTCCCAGCCTGTTTGGGTGGACTGAATTACTCGGTAGTTCTGTGGCTATAAGCGGCTGTGTATTTTACGCCCTGCTTTCTTGCAAAGAGAATAAGATAGTAAGAGTACTTAGTATTCTATTCATGGCGTTTTTGTTTATGTCACAATACATTGCAACTTGTACAGCTATTGTAATGCCCACTGGGACAGCATTTGCTGCTCATTTAGGTGGAATGGTTACTGCAATGCTACTTTATTGCTTGGTTGAAAAATAATGAGACAGATTAATTCAGCGGGAATGGCTCTCATTGAGCACTTTGAAGGGTGTAGATTAGACGCGTATCAAGACCAGGGCGGTGTTTGGACTATTGGGTATGGTCATACTCACAGCGTATGTGATGGGGATTCTATTACGCAAGATCAGGCAGAAGCTTTCCTAGTTCAGGACCTAACAAATGCAGAGCAACAAGTCGATGACGCTATCAAGTCAAATGTAAATGATAATCAGTTTGCGGCTTTGGTTTCCCTAGCTTTTAACATTGGCATTGGGAACTTAGGACGAAGTACTTTACTGGCTGACGTAAACAACGGAGCTTTTGGCTCTGCTGCCCAAGAGTTCGTCAAGTGGTCTCATATTAATGGTATCGCAAATGCTGGATTATTGAAACGAAGATTAGCTGAAAAAGCTTTATTTGAGATAGCTTAATATAAATAGTATTATAACTATAGTCCAGCATACATAACTGATAAAGAGTACTATACGTTCTGCAATTCTCATTGTTCGATCCTAATTTTAGCACTACAAATCTTTAAGCAGCTCCCCATGATCGGCCCCTGCTAAAATCTCATTTCGAATCATAGGATACTTCGCCAAAGCTCGCTTGTAAGCCAAGCGGTAGATAAACGTCTGGTACTTATTAAATCCAATCAATCGGCTAATAACTGCAAAAATCTTACTAAGATAATAGATATCTGCGGACCAAAGCCATTGTGGGTAATTAGGTCGTTTGCAATAGTATCCAGGCCAAATCAGTCCGTGTAAACTCGGATATGCAAAGTAACAATATACCCGAGCAGTACCGAACTTCTCTTTGGTTTGAGTTATAAAGATTCGTCCCCAGGTTTTGCAAAACTCACCGATCTCATAAGCCGCATCCTCAACTTCATTAAAGTACTGGAACCCATCGCCCCAAGAATGATAAGTACCAGAACTCTTTATAGAATTGGCTAGGATAGCTAGAGTTCTATAGTACTTCTTGCCAACTTTACGTTTACGTAATGATTTCAATAATGAAATAACTTTCAACGCTGCTTGTTTACGTTCTTTTACTTGTATCTCTTGAATTGTCATACTACTCTTCTTTATTTTCTAGCGCTTCACGCTCAGAATGCGTGAGGTTTTCAACCCACGAAGGTTCCATTTGAGGAATAGGCAATACAACTAACTGAACAATCTTGTCGCCAATCGAAGGAAACTTTGGACTTCCACCATCTCGTTTGAATCTAGCTTTCAATTCTCCCTTAAAGTTACTATCGATAATTCCAACCGAATTGGCTAAATACAGGTTTGTGTCAGAGATGGACGCTTTTGGTACCAAAAATCCAACATAACCCACTGGGATCTCAACAGCTACTCCGAATCCATATTCTACAAAGTTAAGCCCAATTGATCGTGAAGCAACAGTAAGATCCAATCCACCATTACCTTCTTGTCGATAATCGGGTAATCGTGATCCGATTGTAATTCTTTTAAACTTTAATTCCACGGTATAAATCTCCTATTTTAAGTACATTGTCTACAAACCCCGCATCAACAGCCTTTTGTCCAACATAAGAAGATCCGAATCTCATTCTTCTACTCATTAATTTTACATCAATACCACAAGCTAAAGCAAGGATTTTCGTTGTTCTTCTTACCATATCTACGGAAGTCTTTACTTGTTTAAATGTTTCCTCAGGATGTCTAGCATCGATACCTACGGAACCTGCATGTACCATAATAATAGAATTCTCACCTATTGTTCTCATAGTACATGCTTGCAATATCAATACTGCTGCAGAACTAGCTTGCCCAAACACTATACCATGAGTTTTATATGGAAGGGAGCGGATACAATCATATATACCTATACCATCATCTAAATGCCCACCACCACTATTGATGATTAGTGTTACTTCTTCATCTGTGTAGCAATTCATAGAAAGCAGGGCGGCTATCAGTTCGGCTGTTGATTCTTCATTAATGCTTCCAGAAAACACTATTTTTCGATTTGACGTAATGACGCTCAAAGAACACCTCCTTTTTCCATAATTACACAAGAAGTTGCAATTTGCAAGTTAAATTAAATGCTTATTATTACTTGACAAATGACCTTATATTACGTTAGTATAAAGATATACAAAATTAGGGGGGAGTAGGGGCTCACAGAGCAAAATCTTACTCTCCCCAAGCAGGGCTTCCAAAAGGAGGCCTTTTTCATTTGTGTGAAATAAATGAGTATCGTAATAGCATTCGTAGCTTTTTTCTTATCATCACTTGTTTATTTGTTTATTTCGGGCGTGAAAGAACCTGTGCAGATGGGAGAAGTTAGTAGAAGGAGAACTCGTTCCGAATTGAAGAAAACAATGCGAGTTATTTCAAAACCTTTATCGAAATAATAGCTCCACGAACGATATGAGTAAAGTCACAATTGTCATCAGCTTCTTGTAAATGACCAGGTAAATACCCCCAAGTACATACATCAAAGTGTGTCTTAGTAATCCCCGCAATCCTACCAAAACATTCAAATTGTAATACCCCCGGGGCATACCCGGAACCCTGTGCATGGTCATTAAAGATGATGCGAACAATGTCGCCCATTTTTATCCTAGTCACATTAAACTCCTGTAAATTCTGGTTTCAAACCCTTAATAGTTGCGCCTTTACACCATCCCTTACAACTAGTACAAAAGTACCGCTGATAAGTAGTAGTTTTGGTATAACCAAATCCTCGCTTAACTAATTTAGTGGATTTACACTTTGGGCAGCTACTAAACTCTTGTTCAATTTGTCCCAAATTGGGATGCGCTTGCATCCAGGGACGAAGCTTCAAATAAACTCTCTCTAACAACTGCACATCTTCGTTATTATATCGAGCCATTTTCTTAAAGGCTTTTTCATCAGAAGCCATGCATTTTAGCCACAAACTGAATCCTTCGTGCTTAACTTTTCTACCAACTTTAAGAATCTTACCTAACTCGTCAAGTTTATTACTTGACAATTTGAAATATCTACGAGCAATCTTCAATGTATCAATGACGTGTGATGGAGAAACGGGGCCTAATTTCCATTCCAAAAACTTAGCATTAGCTTTCTTAACATCAAACTCATTGGCATTATGTGCTATAAGAATGTCCGCCCCGTTTAAAACATCCCATAGAGCTTTAGTAAGAGATTTATCGGTAGGATCAACAAAATCTAATCTAGTTATGCACGTTGCTTTCTTTTGTCCCAATTCTTTATAACTAAAACTCAAGAGCTCCCAATCTTTCTTAATATCAATTACATTGGTATCAAACATCGCCCAGGTATAAGACGTTATCGGGCTATTCTCAATATCAAACAAGATTACTTTTGCTTTTTTACTCATAATTATGCATTCTTCCAATATTTTATAATCAGACCGGTCCATAACAAATTAGCTGCTAAAGTCACCATGACACAATACATACTAAAATGCTGCTTTAAAATATAGAAATAATAAATATTCCAAGCTCCATAAGAAACAAAAAAAAGAGTTGTAATAATGCTTTGTTTATGTACTTTTTTAGCTTTATATATTCCATAGCAACTAGCGAGAATTGCAAAAGTACTAAAGATGTTGAAAATGCTGTTTACAATATCAAGCATTACGAACCCCAGCACGTATCTTGGCTTCTGTTTTAGTTTTCAGTTTATGACACGGACTGCAGATAGCCTGCACTTCGCTCTCAGGAACGAATAATCTTGTGTAATAAGAATCCCAAGTTGTGAAGCCCGTTTCAGGATCTACTACAGGACGGATGTGATCTACAACTAGTTTATCGGCGTATTGCTCACAAAGTTCACACTTACCAAATGCACGTTTCACGGCATTTCTCTTGGCTGGAGACCACCTAAAGGTTTTACGGGCAGCCGCAAATAGATACTTGTAGTACCAAGGATACTTCGAAACTCTCTTCTTTTTAGGCTTTATCTTCTTCACTGAAACTCCTAAGTGTCTTAAAATCTACTTTAATTGGAAGCCTGCAAGGATAGATAGTTTCCATTACATGCCGTACATAATCTGTTTTACTGGTAAACTTCTCTTCTCTCTCAATATCTAATGAGTCATGCACTTGATTACGAATTGAAATACCATCAGCATGTAACTTAATCATTGCGCGCTTAATTATACTAGCAGATAAGGATTGATCTGGGAAGTTAAATGCTTGCTTAACTGCATGATTATAGCGCTTGTGCGCGGCCCAGAAAATATCATCTTCAGAAGGATTTGGTATACTCTTTGTTTTGAAGTCTTGTATAATTAATTGTCTTTGTTGTTGTGTACCACCAAACCGTTTAGTTTTGTAATTAAGGTTGCCTTCATCACCAAAAGCAATATCACTTAACCTTCGAATACGTCCCACTTCGCTAATTACAAACCTGTTTTTCCTAACAAATACGAGTACATTTGCGAGGTACTTAGTAAGATCAGGATAGCGTTCAAAGAATTTATCAATAAACTCTTGGCACTCTTCTTTACTAAACTCGAGCCCCGGATATGAGCCATTTGGCTGTCTGAGACTTTCCTGCAATCTATAAGCACCTCCTTTATAAATCGTTAAAAAATTAGATGTTTTACCAACTTGTCTTTGAATATCTGTGACTTCCGTAATAGGTATTTCAAAAAGTGTGGCTGCTGTTTGTTTATGTACATCATCACCATTAATATACGCAGCAATGATATCTTTGTCATTAGCCAAATGCCCCGCAATCCTTAATTCTATCTGGCTATAATCGAAATGATCAAACACATTACCCTCTTGAGTAGGTATGAATAATTCTTTAATGGGAGAGTTTCGTGGAATATTCTGCATGTTTGGAGATTTGCACGCCAATCTTCCAGTAGTAGTTGTCTGCCGAAAAGTAGGATAAATGTAATGATTACCGTCCTCACCTTTTCTGATTTTCGAATAAATACCCTTTTCAGAATCTCCTGTATAAGTAGTGAGTACCTTTTGATTTAACTTATATTTTGCATAGATAGGAATTGCTTTTAGGAGAATGTGCCCTTTGGGTAATGACTGCATTAGCCCGTTAATATAAGTCTTATCAGTAGCATAACTACCTCTAGCGGTCCTACGGATGAATTCCTCTGGGAAATTAGTATGCTCGAAGAATAGGATTGCTACGTGATTAGCATTCTCCCAACTAAAAGCTAATTTACCTTCTCCTTTTATACGTTTAGCTTTTGCAGCAGGCATCACTAGTTTAAGCAGGGCTGACTGGTACAGCTTATCTTCAATAATTGCAATTTGCTCTTTAAAGCCCTTATTAAGGCGCGCAGTCAACTCATCCCGTTTGATCTCGGCACTTGCCCTCAACTTCTCAATGACAGCCAAATTAACTCGAAACCCCTCAGTCTCAATTTTAAACAGAACACTCTCAAGAGGAGTGAATTCTTCTCGGAAGTAATCAAGAGGAGTTTTAGTAACCCTATATTTTTCTTTAAGTTTCTTATCTAATTCTTTAAGTTTTTCCATGCCTAGAAGTGCCAGGTGTAAAGTATTATTACAATCTTCTTCACAATAATCGCCAATTACTTTTAGATATGGATGAGAAGCATCAAGTAAATCTTTGGCACATAGCCCAGCAATATTAGAAACTCCTGCTTTTTTAATAGTGTCATCCAGAAGCCTTTTACGTTCCAATGATTCAAGACCAATATGCTTTTCAGACAAGAATTTCAAACCTAAAGGAGTAGTGTCATCCAATAATTGCCAAATACCCATATTTTCAATCATTTTGCCTTGTATCTTAATCCCTATGGCAAATAGAAACTTTGCATCAAACGCATGCAGATTATGACCAATAACTGAAATAGCGGAATTTTCCAAATCCTCTTTTACATAATTAGGTATATCTGAAACATTAACATAAATTGCTTCACCTTCTTCATAAGCGTAAGCAAAGCCATGTAAGGTATCTTTTGTCCAGTCTAATCCTGTTGTTTCACAATCTACACAAATAAATTTAGGATTTTTTGGTCTCATTACATTCCTTCTGGTCTATGAGGACATCTTTCATGACACGGATTGCACAGTCCTAAATCAATTTCCACAAAAAGTTTCTTGTCAGTATTCTTATACTCTACCACTCTCTTGCAACCAGCACAAACGAAACAATGTAATTTTTCTACTCTTCCTTCATGATGACAGCGTTCACAACGAATAATTGGCTTCTTCATAGTTTCAATACTCCATTGAATGCAAGATTAGTGCAGTAAAGTGCATTAAAATTAAGACTGTATTCCCAAGTATTCATTTGAACTAGATAAACAAAACCTTTTGGACAATCTGAATCAGGATATACATTAATTTTGGAGTGGCTATAGATTATTGTATGATATGAAATGGGAGAGAAATTCCCTAAATGTTTACAAAGATTAGTAAAATCTGTTAAATGCATGAATACTGTGTCTACATTTCCTCCTCTTTGCATAATATCATAAGATAAATTTATTATACCTTCTTCTATAGTTTTGCCTGTCCCGTCATACCAATTTCCAGCCAATTGTATTCGATCAAGATTGCGATCAATACCATAAAATATATCAGGTAGCGTACTAAGTTGTAAGGAACCGGGTAGCCATTTATTTAAGTAAACTGAGAAGGGATTTAGATCGGCTGGAATAAGCCACCACAAAACTATTGGTGTCGATAAAGAAAGCAAGTGATGCGGCGAAGATGGGAGCAATCCCGTTTGTGTTGTTATCGTGAACGGAATTCTAAGAGCGGAACCTAACTGATGCGGCGAAGATTGGATTTTAGAAACATTATCAAAGAATGCTCGGGAAGCGGGGATCAATGGTCCGAAAGAGGGATTAACGGAACCGGGGAAAGTATTTGCATTATAATGTATAGAACCTGGAGGTAAGATGGGATAGTTTATATCTCTCTTTTCTGTTGGCTCAATCTTACAAGTTCGGCAGTAAAAGAATTCTTTCCCTTCAGCTTGATTTACAATTGCTTCCATGTTACAAAGACTACAAATCATAATTCATCCGCTCCTTCTAAGCAAAAAGTAAAACTTCTATTATTACTTGGATCTGCAAAAACCTTGCGTAAAAGTATTGTCGCACCTTTAATATTATCACGATTCTTTGCAACTTCAACTTTAATCTCACCTGTGTCAGCAACCTCTTTTAAGTTCAAAAGTACTTCTGCTTTGTATTCCACCGCGTTAGTTCCTTTAGCCCGTCCTATTGCCTCCTTAACCTCATAAGAGGCTCTACGAACCTCTGAAGTTGCTAGGATAGTCAACCTACCGTCATATTGTACCTTCATCCCATCGGCCCAATAAAGCCATTTCTCGAGGCTAACTCTTTGGTCCTCGTTAACTGGGACAAGAGCTTGTAGAGAATCTATGATTAGGAGCAGGGGTTTGTCTGGGTAAAGGTCTGCCATTTCTTTTATGCGGGTTTCTAGAATTACAAAATCAGAAACGCTCTCAGTGTAAATATAAAAAGGTAGTCTTGTAACTGGCTTAACCCAAAATAATCTTTGCTCTCTAGTTCCTACAAGCAAGTCTGTTTCAGAAATGCCGTTAAGTTGGCAAGTTAGACGACTGCGAAGTCTACCTTGACCGTTTTCACGATCTATAATAAGCGCTGGATTTCCTTGCATTAATTGATGAAGAGCAATTTGCAACATAAGGGTGGATTTATTTGTTCCAGTATCTCCTTGGATCACAGTTACACCGCCCAGACCAAGTAAATATGAATCTAGGGCTGTAATACCCGTCTGAATGCCCGACACCCTGCGATCTAAATAAGATACAAAAGAATCCCAATTAGTCCTTATACAGGCTTCTTCTAAAGATTTCATAGCTTCTTTCTAGCTTCTTGCAAACGCTGAAAATCTGTTTTATCAACGTTCTTTGCTGCTTCTTCGATTTTCTTATATCTTTGCATTTCGGCAATTATTTGTGGTATACAATATTTAAATATTGCAGTTGTATGCCCACCTTCAATAGCAAAAGTGCTCTGTAATTCGAATAAATAGAACTTGATCATATCTTGAATATCTAGGTCTGTAAAGTCTGTCAACAATGTTTTAAACATCGACGAATCGCGACCAAAATTTATTGTATAGGGCTTTCCGTACCGCTCTTTCCAAGTACACGCGAATAATTTAGTTAGGTCCAGGGCATTCATAAATTACTCTGAGAAGTAGAGATCTTTTAAAAGCAGGAAAATACCTTTGGTTGAACTACGAATTGTAGGTACGTTATCAGTAGTAAAACTATGTGTTTGTTCGTAATAGTTTTGTCCTTCGGTATCTTTTGTTAGCTGATAAACGGTAATATGCCCACAAGAACCATATTCACCGAAATCTAATCGATACTTACCGTCTTTAAGTTTTATAGATTTTTCAATTAAATCAAGTTCCGTGTTTCGGTTCTTGAGTGTAGGTTTTTTCTTTAACATAAATCCTCCAGACAAAAATGCCCCAGAGACGGAATCTACTGAGGCGCTAGATGGCTGAACAAAAGTTCAAACCCCACTGAATTATTACCAGTTGATATAAGTATCATTTACCCAATTAAGGACTGGCAAACTTATTTAAAAAGGATCGTTATCGTCCACCTCGGTATCAATTACAGGAGCAGCTACTTTAAGCGCGGCTTTAACCTCAACTTTACGATTTGCGTCAAAAGAACTAGCCTTAACTTCGTAACTATGAGCTTTCTTTCCCTTATACATTCCCGACTTAATCTCTTTAGTACCCTTATACATTACAGAGATATCCGCACCAAGGTCAACTTGAACCATATCCTTGTCAAGACCAGCAGAACCAACAACTGCAATGAGACCTTTGGAAGTCTTAATGCGGTGATTGCGCTTATCGAACTTGTTAACAAATGATCCTTCATACGTTCCCAAGATTGGTTTACCAACAGTCAAAGCTTTCACTTTGGCATGAGGCGTCTTAGGTGCATTAGGTTGATAATACATCAAGATCTCTTCCTTTACTACACCACCAACTACTTTAAGTTCCTTCATACTCATTCACTCCATTCATACTCAGCCCTAAGGCTTCGTGGTTTATTAAAATTTGGGTAGGTATTTATAAGATTCGCTGCCTACCCGACATTCCCCTTCGGAATACTATTAAAACTTCTTACTCTTCGGATGACGTCGTTTATATTCAGCAACAAGAATTTCTAATTCTGCCTTTGAGTAACCTGGTTCAATATTTTCTTGTTTCAAAATCTTATCTTTCCATCGGCTATACTTAACCTGCCAGTCGCCCAACACTACATTACCTTTTGCAGCCTTTTCAAGTTGAAAATCAGAAACGTTCTTAAGGTAATCTTCATTAAGAGGAAATTTATAAATAAATTCCCCCGCTGGTTCTTGTTTATTTTTGACTGCCGTATCTATTAATTTAGCACGTTCAATTGCTAAGTCAACATTAAAAATAAAATTTATTTTCTGTTCGTGTCCTGATAGTGTCGTTGCATAATGCGCAGTAATAAATCTAGTGGACGGGTCGTATTTGCAGTAGATTGCAACAATATCGCCGATAGTATCATTAGAGAGAGGAACAAAGATAAAAATGCCTTCATCCGTCAATCCTTTCAAATGTGAAGTATGCAGATACAAAGCCATTTGGGCCATATAAGAATCACCGGGATCAAAAGATCGCATAAACATGTCAGCACCAATGCCGCTTTTACTTTTGACTTCCAGGATATATTTTTTGCCCCATTTGGCACCATCGCGCTCAGTAACAACAGCATCATAATACATGTTGAAATTAGGGTTATCGAGGCCAGCAGGAACCTGCGTCCCAAGTAGGTGTAGACCAAAGAAGTGCAGATTAGAAAGGATTTCGTCTTTAAGTTCTTTTTCAATAGCGTTACCTAGAAACATCTTAACTCTTCCCGCAGTGTCGGAAGGATTAGTCTCTGGTTCGCCGGTTAATGCCCAATACTGGTCCCTAAGATCTGACATGATACTTGATGCGTAGTGTTCCCTACGGTCACGAAGGCGAGGAGTTTTAAACTCCGCAAAGAACTTTCTAAAAATACTCATTATTTCCATAACCCACCTTTTATTATTTATTTGTAAATATGATAAAAAATATTTGTACTATCAAAAATCCTATAATAAAACCTATTATAAATGATATCATAAAAATTGACATAATCCTACAATTATACACCATATACCAAATCCTATCTTACCCGATAGGAAATAGGTTCCAATGCCAATGAGAGTAAATGCAATAATTAGATGGGCATTCAAATCTAAAATTCTTTTAATGCTAAAAGGCTTTTTCGATGTAGATTTCATATAGAGATTTCTCCTCTTGAAAGAATTCTAATTTTTTCTGTAGTTTAGTAACATATAGATTAATTACTTCTTCGCTTTGTCCTTCAATCTCCAAATAAACCTGCTGCTCCCCTTTGATCTGGGCCAGGGAAATTACAACTAGACCGTTTGCACCCATTTCTTTTATAAAAATTACACATTCTTCTTTTTGAATAGACTTAGAAGGTCCAAGCACTAAATTCAGAAACATCTTGGCTTTTGCAACATCATCAATTGCAATGTTAAGTTCCAAGCGATCAACGTTAGTATCTTTGTCTTTTGCCTTAATTGTGATCTCTTTCAACTGGCGACTGAATCCATCGGAACCGACACCCCAAGAATCTCGAAGGCGCACAAACTGAGCCTGAATGCCACCCGTATTCAATTCAGAATTAACTGGAACTTTCCAATAGAAATCAGTAGTTGTACAGGGATTGATGTAGCGCTCAATGGTAGTTTTGGGAATGAAATTCATTAGTATTTCATTAATATCATCAAGTAGCAATCCTCGTATAATAAATTTTTTCTCTACCTCTCGATTCTCATTATTCATAAAATATACCTTTAGTCATCCAAGCAATAATACAAACCTGTAACTTAGATAATAGTCTATTAATGCAAAAAAGGAAACCTAAAAGTTTCATACCAACCTTAAATCTCATTTCTTACCTCTTATTAATTTAGATACTAATCTTTCTTCCCCCAACGCTTCGCGGGCAATCTTTCCACCGACAAAGCCCGCATCTTCTTTAGACCAGTCTCTATCGCCGACTTTGATAAAGTGAAATTCGTCATCGTTCGTCGTCCAGTTAGCCCCATCCGCGTAGAACTTCAAAGCTTCATCTTTCAGATCGATCAACTCCAATAGCGTCTCGATAACCTCTTTTGCTTCGTCTCTCACTTCGTCCACTTTTTCCGTATTTCTAATGGCGATTTTGCCGTTAATGGCAGCGCGTGATTTCCAAGCGTCGATTTTGTTATTCGCTTCGGCAAGTTTAACTTCCACGTCATGCAATCGGATGCCTTGATTGCCATAGGCTACATACAGTTCTTCATCCTTATGGAATTTCCCCAGCCGCTCGCGGAGGAGACGGTTAACTAAGTCACGGAGGTACTCATTTGTGTATTTCGTAATGACCTTCTTATCGTCCGCGCCTATGAAGGTCATACGTGGCTCCAGGAAATTAATGACGGATTCAAAATCCTCCGCCTTAAATTCGAGATCATTGAAATTCATTTCTTCTCCCCATTCAAACGATGCCATTCCAAAAATATCCCGCTACACAAGATTGCTGCATAGTGAGATTCACCTGTTTCAGGATCGATTAATTCACCTTTCTTAATACAGGCCAGATGACGTTCAATTGCATTAGTATAAATAACTGGATCTGGATATTTCTTCCATCCACCAATAGAATGCTTTTTCGCCCCAAACATTAGAACTCGTACTACAGATTCAATTGGTTCTGGCGGCACTAGAGAATAGTTCAACTTCTTTAACTTTGCTTCCATACTTTCAATTTTGTCCTCTTCATACATCTTAGCAGCCTGTATATCTAAAGGGTGTGTTAGTTTATCGTCTCCGCCTATTAATACACTGGATTCAGTAGAATCTTGTTGTCCCTGCAGTGAAGGAACATTGGAGGCTGCCTTCATAATAGCTTGGAGTTTGTGCAGGTAATCTTGTGACATTAATCCCCCTGGACTACAGTAATAAGTAGGTTTATTATCTTTGGACATTTTCATGTTTCCTGTTTAAATCTTGTTGACAATCAGTACAAATTGAATGGATATTCATTGGTGTCATTGGTTTACGAATAGAAAAGTTACACATTTCGCAATGTAATTCTGTTTCAGCATGGTTCTGTGCCTCACCTCCTGTAGGAAAAAGTAAATCGCAACCTTGTCTACTGCATCTGAATACAAACATATTTTATTCGTCCAATTTAAATTCGTAAATTACTAAACGTTGAAACCCATGATCACCAGAGTAGATATCTTTTTCACCAAAAGGCATATCTGCTCTAGTATTCAAATCCTTAAACGCTTCTGCTTTTTCTCGCATGGAGAATACTTTAATAATGTCCGTTGGTTCACCATAATCTGCCGCTTCAGCTATAACTACATATACAATCATTTTTATTTTTTCTTGACTACTTCGACTTCTCTTCATTCTCAGTATAAGGTCTCCTATCTATATATAGTACACAATAAAGATAATTGAGAGCAAGTAAATAATTAGTTCCCAACGATTTATTCCACCTTTAAGTACTCGAATCGCAAACCTACTGGCTAGAAACGCAAAGTAATTCATAAGCCACGTCCCATCTAATAAAAGTTGTTCTAACCCAAATCGTAAGCTCTCTAATATAGAGTGCATAATACCATGATCCCTAGCAGTAATACTGTGCCAACCATAAGATTACCTACATCACTTTTAGTACCAGAGATAAAGTTCATTACTCTATCTTTACACATAATCTTCTATATGTAAACTTGTATTTGCAGGGGTTTTGTGATATGAAGGAGATAGCGGGTTTGTTTAGTGCTTTCCTGCCTCTTTAAATAAAGCCTAAAAGTTAGGGGTAAATGCTTCCCTAATCGTAAGAGCGGCCCTGCTAAACAGGACCGAAAGCTACATGCCTCTAGTGCTAAATAGGCCGCAGGGCGCTTACATATCTCGCCCGAATCTTTCCCTGGCGCTAGAGACAATAGAAATATGCCAGATAGTTTCTTTGCAGACTGCATTAATGGTGCTAATGGGCATGCAGTGAGAGTGCAAAGGGCGACTGACAGGGTACTGTAGGTGGGTTTAGGCAGCTTGGATAGCACCGCCTATTAGATATGTATTGTAGCTGATCGGTTACAAAGAGTTTACCCTCATGCCTGTGGGACAACTGCTGGTATACGTACAAGTACAAAAGTAAACTAAATGTTGACAACTATGCTAAAGATGTATATATTAAGAGTATGGATAAAGAGTTAATACAAAACTTGATGGAAAAAGCAACAGAGTCAATGCGACGCGATATTAATCACATTTTTACCTCTGTTTCTCGTACCAAGCTAGATGCGTCTAGCGCTCGTGATCTAGTTGCTTATATCAAAGTATTAAAGGAACTAGAGACCATTCCAGATGCCGAAATGGAACGATTGAAGAAAATGAATGAGGCAGAACTAAAGGCTGAAGCTACTAAACTTATTGAAGAGAACGGTAAGAAGAAATGAATAAATCTAAATTTAAAATTGGTGATAAAATAGCTGTTTATAGTCTTAATGGTGATTTAGTACCTACAAGAGTAGTCTGTAAAGTTACAAAAGTTGTTGAGAATGGAAAAGCTCTTTACACCGATCAAAAGGGTTATGACAAACTTACTTCTTTTGATGCAAGTTATCCAGTTGTTCAACAATGCCGAAAGATTAAAGTCAAAACTAAAAAACACTGTGATTGTAAATGCAAATAAGTCTTAAAAATACAATAATTACTTCTATTATATGCACTGTAGTTGGAATTGCAATTGGTTATTATTCCCTTCCAGCTAAAATTGTAACAGAAACCAAAATACAGACGGAAATGCAAGTTGTTCATGATACACAAACTATTAAACATGACAACATTGTTACTGTTGTCACTAAGGCGGTAGATGGCTCGACCATAACCACCACGAAGGATCTCAGTGTCGAAAGTGATCAGTCTGAAGAGATATCAAATGAAAATAGCACGGCGGAGGCAACTAGCACAAAGTCTTACGATAAAGGTACTCTCAATATTGGCGCTCTCAGTACTATTGATTTGTCTAACGGTAGAATTAGTTATGGTGCTTACTTAACTAAATCAGTTCTAGGACCATTTACTCTAGGCTTGCAAGTTACAAATAGTCCAGCATTTGGTATAATGGTCGGGTTAAGTTTTTGATTAAGTCTTATAATATATATGAGTTTTTTGATAAGTCTAAAGCAACCTCCACTTGTTTCGCTAAAATAGGCGCCCATAATTGGATAGATATTCATCAAGGTATTTTTCATAAAACAAAATTAGAAATATTTCCTATAATTATAGCGATTAACGGAGAATTGAAAGAAAATGTCAAAGTATTCACAAACGAAGCGGTTAAGGTTAATCGCGGAAAAAAACAGTAAAAAAACGGGGATCAAATTAATGAATAACGAAAACTTGAAACAACAATATGGCAATAAATGCGCGGAGTTAGGACATGCAATCGTCCAGTCTCGCCTTCTCGGAACGAAGATTGAAACTTTGTTTACTGAGTTGTCAAAACTCCAAGAGCAAGCATCTATTCCCGCAACTCCTGAAACTCCTTCTACTAACCCAACTCCTGTTGTTGAAGTAAGTCTGGCTACCACTTCAGCACAGTCCACTATTCCTAGTGAACCTATTCCAGTGGCGGGTTGAGATTAATAATTTAGAAGATGCTATCATAGAATATGCCCCTAAAGTAGGAGTAAAAGAAAATGTTCTGGATGAAAAAGTCTAACCTAATTAAGGTTTCACAGACTGCGGAAGGAGTTAACGAACAAATTGACTCTTTCCTTGCGGCCAATGGTTTCGAGAACACCTTGGATCTTAAAGAACTCGCTGCTGGATTACTTCAGCATGATTCTTCCATGAAAGATACATTTGATACAGAAGAACTAGCTGCAGCAATGCGAAAGATGATTCATAATCAGCACCTGTTTAATATCATTCAAGATATGAAAGCAAAACGTAAAGCTCAAGAATTAGAAGCTAAACAACAAGAAAGTGCAACAAAAGATGTCATTCCCAAAGACCAACCGAATCCGACAATCTAATTTTAGGAAGTTACAAAAAGAATGGTATCAGAAACTGAAAGAATCTGGTTTTGAAGATCTTGAGCATTTCAAAATGGGTGATATGGTTCCTAAGATTCTTGCCCTTAAAGATGCAGCACGTATGGGGGTTTCTGTAGAGCAAATTGAAGATGGTTTCGAGTACTACCGTAGTGCAGGTATCTTCTTGCATGAGTATTGCTTTGCAACAGAGTTAGATCGTAAAATTTGGGAAATGCATTCAAACGGAGCACCCTTAATTGAAATTAAACTGGATACTGAGATCAGACCTTTACTAAAACTATTGGGTGCAACCAGTGGAAGAAGTAGTGATTTACCGGCGAGTAAAATTTTAGTACGACTTAAGAAAGAGTTTTTAGAGTGGGTACGGGAAACTAACAAGGATGGGGCCTCTAGATGAAAGCGAAAATAATTCATTTTATTTTAACTAAAGTATTCAAAATGGAGTTGTATAAAGCTTCTCGAAAAGGCGGTTACAATTATTTTTATAGTTTTGGTCCTCAATTAACAGGTAAAGTTACTATAAGCGATAGGATTAATAGAACGTGGAATTAGGAGACAAAATAGTTATTCTCCGTGATTTTGATGCTTCTACAGATTATAACTTTGTTATCAGTACTTGGCTCAATAATTACTATCACGGCAGTGCTGACTTTACTCGGTACATATCTAGAGACAACTATTACAAATTTCACCATATTCTTTTGGAGCGTATTTTAGAACGCGCTAAGAATTCTGTAGTTGCTGTATTTCAGGATGAACCCAATATTATTCTAGGTTTTCTTGTAAAAGAAGATGGTTATGCATCTACAGTCCTTCATTATGTTTACTGTAAACCTGCTTACCGCACGCATGGCGTAGCTAAGTTGTTATGTACTTCTATTAATCCTGATAATGCTGTTTATTGCACTCATTTGACTAAGGTTGGAAGTCGTTTAAAAAACAAGATTAAAGGATTGGAATACGTTCCATATTTTGTGACATGATGGAAAAGTGTACTTGTGGTCATATTATAGATAGTTATGGTTGCAGGAATATTGATTGTACTGTCGTTAGTGGAGATAAAGTAATGACGCAGAGCCAATTAGATCAAGTACTTAAATTAGTCCAAGCTGCTCTCAATACTGAACGATTGGTTAAAGCTTGGGCAGATCATACTATGCTTACTTCAGATCGTGAAGTGCATTTGGCCGGCTCGAGATTAGAGTTATTCAGGGCTGCGGAAGAGGTTTGGAAAATGGTTTCCGATACCGATGCTGCGCTTGTAATTAAAAACGAAAGAAATGATTAAATGAAGATTAAGATTAGCAATGTTACTTTCATCAACGCTGTGAGCGCACCTCCCATTCTAAATGGCGATATCAGCCTTAATATCTCTAAACGTAGAGATTTGGAAATGTGGTGGGATGGTCAAACTTTGTTTATTTATCTGCTCGTTGCCAATACAAAGCGTCAAGCTCTTGTTCCCGCTGGCAATATCAAAGCTATGGCTGTTTTGGAATCTGGTAATGAAGAAGAAGCATCTTAAGGCTGGTGGAAGTTGGGGTAAATACCATCGAAAGATAAAGAAGGATCGTGGTAAGGCACTCAGGTGCTTTAAGCTCAAACTTAAGACTGCTGAGTTGTCTGCCACAAATCCTATGTATTTGCCTATTAAAATTGCTAAAAATGCAATCAACTACCAAGTACGCAAGATTGTAGCTCATATTACACAATCTGACAATCATCGGTATCACACCAAAACTGGTAATCTATCCCGCAAACAAGCTCCTTTAAAAGCTAATTTGGAAAGTAAGTTTCTTCCTGATATGTGCTGGGAAAACTACGGAAGATCAAAAGGTTGCTGGAATATTGGATATATTATCTCCATAAATACTGCTCGCACAATGACTGAGCTTAAAGCACTAAAATCCAATAAGAATTTAATACCTAAATGGGGTAAGAATGTCCAATTTGACGAAAGTACTAGCTGAGCTTAATAAACGCTCCAATACTACTATAGATTTAAGTAAACTCTGCTTTCCTAAGCAACTTGCTTTCATTGAAGATACCTCAAAGTATAAAGTTGCAATGTGCTCTAGACGCGCAGGTAAATCACACGCAGAAGCATTGGAACTACTTATGACTGCTGCTACAAACCCTAATTGCAATCAGCTTTATATTACTACTAGCAGGGCTCACGCTAAAACGATTATCTGGCCTGTTTTGAGACAATTCAATAGGGAGTTTAAACTTGATGGAAAGACTAATGAAGTAGAGTTAAGCCTAACTTTACCTAATGAATCAAAAATCTATGTATCTGGTGCCCATGACCGCACTGAGATTGAGAAGTTTCGAGGAATTGCAAAGCTTAAAAAAGCATTTATCGACGAAGCACAATCATTTCCTGAATATATAACTCAACTTATCGATGATGTAGTAGCACCGGCACTGTTAGACTTGGACGGCTCTTTAATCCTAACGGGCACTCCCGGTCCTATACCGGCAGGGTATTTTTATGAGGTTTCAACTAATTCTGCGCAAGAATGGAGTAGACACCATTGGACTTATTTTGATAATGTATTCATAGAACAATTAAGTGGTAAAAGCCACATAGAGCTATTGAATGCAGAATTGAAACGTAGAGGGGTAAGTATAAATAATCCTTCGATAAGACGCGAGTATTTCGGTGAATGGATCTTAGACAGCGATTCATTAGTTATACATTATGATGAGAAATTAAATAGTTATACAGAATTACCTCCCAAAATAAATAACTACGTGCTTGGAGTAGATATTGGCTTCAAAGATGCAGATGCATTAGTAATTCTAGGCTATGCGACTGGTTCTAGAGATGTATATCTGATAGAAGAAAAAATAACTCGTAAACAAGATATATCTGCTCTAGCTCAAGATATTGAGTATTTTAGGCATAAATACGCCCCATATAAAACTATTATTGACGCTGGGGCTTTGGGCAAAAAGATCCAAGAAGAATTTAGTAAACGCTGGAGTTTGCCTGTAGAAGCAGCTGACAAGATAAGGAAAAATGAAAATATATCCTTGCTAAATGACTGCCTTAGAACAGGTCGCTTCAAAGCCAAACCTACTTCCAGATTTGCACAAGATGCGTCCAAAATGGAGTGGGATTATGACAAAAGTACTCCAGATAAATTAGTAGTAAGTAAACGTTTTCATTCAGATATCTGTGATGCAGTATTATATGCATTCAAACCTATAAACGCACATTTTGAGATATCGACAAAACCTACACCTGTATTATATTCAGAATCGTACTGGCAAAAAGAAGCTGAGAAAATGGAAGCAGCTGAAGTAAAGCATTATGAAGAAGAAGCAAATGGCGGCGCTCCTCAAGATCTTTTCGATGAGTTAGAGAAATGGCGGAAGTAACTAAAACTTGCGGTAACTATAAAACCGCAATCAACTATCTTCTCAAACATAATTCCTCAATATAATTACTGAATTAACTACTTCTTGCAGTTTTGATGAACAATCCAATCAAGAATATTAAGAAATTAGTGAACTTTTGCCGTAAAAATGGCATAAAACAAATAAAATTAAGCGAAATCGCTGCTGAAGAATATTCGGGCGTGGTTGAATTAACTCTTGACGCAATTCCTAATAAAATTCCTACACTTAGTAAGTATAAACAGCAAAAATTGATAACTCAAGCAAAAACTGAACAGCTAATACCAAAACCACCTACCTCCGTAGAACAAATTCAAACCGATTATCCCCAAGGCGATGATATGCTTTTCTGGTCTACTTTTCAAATTGAAGATAAAGCCTAATATCATTCCATTTTAAAGCGAGTATTACATGGCAAAAGTTACCAAACATGATCCCATTGCCTCACTTAACAACAAGAATAGTAAGAAAAAAGCTTCCAAAGGCTTTGATATTAAAGATGGCAACTATGCTGTTGAAGGTAAGTGGTGGGAATTAGATGCTAAAGAAATGGTTGGAACTATCTTTGGTGTTGTTGGTTATCTTAAGACCAATCAATTGTATCGTCAGCACCAAGCCGCTCTTTATGCCCGTCTTTATGGTAACATGCCTCTATATTCTTGGCTTGGAGTGAACCTCACCAAGATGAATGCTCAATATAAGAATAATGCAGATCGAGTAACTCTCAATGTGGTCCAATCATGCTGTGATACTCTTAAAGCTAAAATCGCCCAATCTAAACCCCGCCCTGTATTCTTAACATCAGGTGGGGATTACAAGAAACGTAAGTTGTCTAAAGATCTTAATAAGTTCTCTGATGGAGAATTGTATCGATTAAAGGCTAATGAAATATTGCAACAAGTTTGTATAGATAGCTTCATTCTAGGTACCGGTGTTGTAAAGATTTACGAAGTAGACAATAAAGTTTGCATTGAACGCACATTAAATACCGAGATCTATGTTGATGAAATTGAATCTCTTTACGGTAATCCAAGGCAACTACATCAACTTAAGTTAATGGATCGTTCTCAATTAACTGCAATGTTCCCTTCTAAAAAAGCCCTTATACAATCAGCAGAAGGCGGATCATTTGATCAAAGTGGGGATTCTCATCGCTCAATATCTGATCAAGTAATGGTAGTAGAATCTTGGCATCTTCCTTCGGGATCAGACGCCACAGATGGACTACATGTTATCTCTATTAATAGTGGGATAATGCTTAAAGAAGAATATACCAAGAAAACCTTCCCATTCATATTCTTTAATTATGCTCCAAGGACTTTGGGCTTTTGGGCACAAGGTTTGGCCGAACAGTTAATGGGGATTCAGAATGAGATTAATAAACTTTGTTATGTTATTCAGCAGTCTATCAATCTTGTTGGTGTTCCTAGGGTGTTCGTGGAAGAGGGCAGTAAAGTTGTCTCTGCTCACATCAATAATCAGATCGGCGCTATTGTAAAGTATCAAGGCACAAAGCCAGAGTACGAAGTTGCGCCCTGCGTTCCTGCCGAGATATACCAAGAACGTGATCGTTTGGTGCAATATGCCTATAAACAATCAGGTGTATCTGAGATGCAAGCTTCTAGTCAAAAGCCGGCAGGGTTGGATTCAGGCGAAGCAATCAAAGCTTATGATAACATTTCATCTGATAGATTTGCAATAACTGCGCAGAATTATGAGAAAATGTTTATTGACCTAGCTTATCAAATCATTGATAAAGCTCAAGAAATCTTTGAAAGAGAGGGCTCTTATTCCACTGTTTGTCCGGGTAAGAATGCTGTTGAAAAGATTGATTTTCCTGAGTTTAACTTAGCTAAAGATGATTTCATCATTCAATGTTTCCCAGAATCGAGTTTGCCTAAAGAGCCTGCAGGACGGCTTGATGAAGTACAGAAGTTAATGCAAGCTGGAATGATTTCTCCTCAAGTTGGTAAACAATTGTTACACTTTCCAGATCTAGACTTCTACGAAGATATTTCCAATGCTCCTCTTGATTATATTGAAGAAAGCCTAGACAAGATCATTGAAGAAGGTATTTATACACCTCCTGAGGCTTACGATGATTTAGCACAAGCATTGCAATTTGGTATTCAGTACTATGCCAGAGCTAAACGTGATAATGCCGAAGAAACAAGTTTAGATATGTTGCGTCAGTACATACAAGATGTTACTGCCCTTCAGGCGCAGGCCATACCAGCGCAGCAGTCTCAACCAGGCGTTCCACAAGCTCAACCTGAGCAATCTCCGACATCGCAAATGTTGCCGAACGTTCCCGGTATACCGGGATAGGATGATCAAGGCACAACACCGAGTAATTGTACCAATCTTTAATTTTCATTAACTTTCCTCTCATGCTCCAAGTGCGCTTCTAAATACAAACACTTTGCAGCTTTGCGCTCTACCGCTTTTAAATTGCGAATCCTTGGTCTTGATTCATCATTCCGTAGTATATTGTTGGCTCGTAATAAACAATGAATACAAAGAATTACTCCAACGTTAGAAGTAAATACTTTAGTTACAAGAGGATAAGTTTCACATTTGCAAAAATCGCAAATTATCGAGATCACGTATAGCTCCTTTAATACGTAAAGTAACGCCCTCGGTATCGTCCATTTTATTCCCAATATTATCCCAGACTTGGTTAGAACAAGAGATGTTATTGCCTCCTCCCCATCCCCCAGTCAAAAAAATAGTTAAACTATACCAATCTTTATCTTTCAAATTCATATAAATTCCTTAATTTGTTCTCTCTGTATTAATATAATACTACCATTTATTGTTACTTGGTAAGGTATTTTCTTGAATTAACTTCTTGAGTTTGTATTTGACTTTGCGCTCATTGCGCATACAGGTCTCGAATGAATCTATTGCTGAGTTGTAAGCAACTGTGCGCACAAAGAGATCTGACCGAACTTGGGAAACGTAGAATAAACTGAAACTTTGTAGTAATAATACCGAAACTAAATTTAATATTAAGATATTATTGCGCATTTATATCCTCATTAATTTGATCGGTTAACATATGTTTTATTCTAGTACTACCGACTTTAATTAGTACTTTGTCACATATTTCACTACGTATTCTAGGGCTTATAGCAGCATGCAAACTGTATGCATTCCAAATAAGAGAGGCTATCTTATTGGATTTGGCCTGCATCATTTTACACAACTTTTCTTTATTTGTACCATTGTCTAAATTATTGCGCACTTATATCCTCATTAATTTGATCGGTTAACATATGTTTTATTCTATTACTAGCGACTTCAGTTCGTACTTTGTCCCATATTTCACCACGTATTCTGAGGCTTATAGCAGTACCCAAACTGCATGCCCTTCGAATAATAGAGGCTATCGTATTGGATTTGGCCCGCATCATTTTACGCAACTTTTCTTTATTTGTGCCGTTGTCTAAATTATTGCGCACACAAGCATCTTTTCACATAAGATATGCAATATGTCTTAACATTTAATCTATTACTTTGTTAACCAATTTGGTGAAAGGATCTTTTTGACGAACAATTCGAACTTCGTATTCCCCTTCTTCAATAGTAACTGGGAGGTGTTCTTCGTGTGTTATTGTAGCTCCGCCACTGAGAACTTTAATAGACAATTGACCATCAAGATTAAATACAGTCGCATTGCCAGAAGTAATACGGTGCGCGTGTCCAGTATGCTCGCCTTCTTGGACAACATTATTTTTGGTCATAATGCCTGCAACAGCCCTATTTCTTTTGATTAGGACAACATCACCTTGTTCGATAATACGTAAGGTTTTAGTTTTCATAAGATTCACTTCCATTTTTATTAGTAACAACTTTTAAAAAGTTGCTATTAGCTTTGGTTTGTTCCAATTCTTTTTGCACTTTGGCTAACTCAGCTAGCATAGTTGCATACATTGCAATAGCTGTTTCAGCCTCCTTAAGTTTACTCTCTAGGAACTTTATTGTCAATAACATAACTACACTCCGTTTCGTGCCACAAGCGGCTGTTTACGTCAATTGTTCTGGCTCGGAATAGGTATCTAGTCCCATTCTCCATGCTAAAGCCTCTTGCACCGTATTACAAGTTTCTTCAACTCCTTCAACGTGAACGGCATCAATTGACGGATTGTCCATTTTTAGAACACGGGCAGTTACTGAATCACCAAGATCAATATCTAACAACTTATAATTAATAGACTTATTGTTATATTTGACTGTCAATTCGTCAACCAACTTTGCACCCGTTTGCTTAATGAAGTTTTCCAAGCCAACTTTGCGCAGTAGTTCGCGCCGTATATCAACGTTTTGTTCCTTCATAATAGTTTGTACGGATAATTCAGATGCTGGAGTTAGGACGTACTCCTTCTTCATACGCACTCCATTTAAGGAATAGACTTCAAAGCCATCGCTATACCGGATTGCAGGGCCTGTTTCATTGTGTAGTCTTTTGTCTTTCATGCTAATCGATTCGGGATTTTCACACACGACTACGGTATCATCCGATACCCAACACCATCCACATAATGGCGCAAGCTCAAACAAACCAACTAAGGATTCGGTCTCTTTAACTAATCCGCACTCGGTTCTGAAGTAATCATAATAAGACAGCCAGTTAGCCTCTTGTGCACCGTATATAATTGAGTACAATTCGCCCGTAAGTTGCTGCCCTGCGTAAGGAGACTGTACGTAGATAAATTTTTTAGGCGCAGGCCTGCCTATTGCAGTATATATTCGATTAAAGCAGGCTTCAATCGCTGGTTTGTCAAGGGCATGAGTTTGTAATCCAATGGTCACCCACTTCTTTACATAAAAAGGGAACTTTGCAATTTGCTCCGGACTAAGTTTGTCTATCACTTTGTACTCCTTTATTTATATATATTATCAATACATTGTGTTGCAATTATGTTTCGTACTTCATCAACCACTTGGCGCCGCACCATATCATTGACTTCACAGTTGACTTGGAAACTAATACTTATATCTACACGATTCTGTATTAGAATACCGGGGTTACAACCAATAAATCGATGCCAATAACTGAACCAATATTGAGCTAAACAATTATAAGTACGGTTCCATTTTGCATGTGATTTATAATTCATTATCTTTTAATTCTTGCATTATAAATGAGCCAAAATTATTCCAGACTTCATTATTAACTTCGTTCATCATGAATTCACGCACTATTTGTGTTTGAGTTAAAGAAACTCCCAGAATCTGATATGAATAAATAATAAGATAGTTAATAATTTTACTCTTATTCATTATTTTTATCTCTACATTCATATTCCTTTAGTTCCGCCTTAATCTGTAGCCTAATTCTTAGTACTTGAACATCATTTTGGTTAATAATCCATATCCAAATGGAAGTGTGTACTTGTGCCCATGCTTTTTTGAAGTCAGAACAACTAATTATATCCTCTCTTTTTATTACCTTATTCATAAATATTAAATCTATCCTTACGTAGCTTTGAATTCATGATTTCAACTTCGTCCCATATATATGCGTTAACATTCCATATATAGTCCTCTACTTCGTATAACAATTCACGAATTGCGCGGTCGGTTATATCGGATAGCATACATTTACATACAGGTTCATACATAGAAGGTATGAGCATAGGTATGATAACTCGGGCATACATAATTATTTTCCTTTACTACGAGGAACTTGTTTTTTAAGTAAAGAAAGAAAAGGCTTATATTGTTTAATTAAATTCGCAGTTACGCCTTTATCGGTTACTTTCCATTGTTCTTTTCCAAACCTAGATCTCATTT